TCCATGTTGTCGGGCATATATTGCTGGTAAAGCTGGAACCTCTGAACATACATCTCTTCTATCTCATCCAAGACTAGGCGGTTGCCAAGCTCGAAGCCGATATTCCCTTCACCGAGAATGGCAAGCGTCCCGCCCTTCGTCGCCCTGGTCTTGGCAATCTCGGATTGACGACCTACCGTCTCATCCGAAACCAGAGTAACCCGCTCAACGTAGCTTTGGAGAACACCAAGCAGAGAAATAGCAAAATCAATGGAGCCCGTCTTGCCCGGAAACTCAACCGCGCCCTTTCCCCGAACCGGAACGCCCTCACCGGGCTTTAACTTGATACGCTCATCTTCAATCATGCCCGGAACGTAAAAGAAATAAGGCATATTCTGAATCTTGCCCCAGTCCAGAGCAATATTGAAAAGAGCGTTGACCGCATCATCAATGGACTTGAGAATCTGACCCAAGCCAAAGCCGTCGAACCTTCCTGGCTGCAATCTGAACCGTGGATATGCAAAAGGCCGCTTCCCATGCTGATAGACATCATCCAGATATGCCCACCAGACCAATATTCTCGTATCTGGCTGGACTAGGAATATTACCTCTTCATCTATCCCGTCGTTGTTGAGGTCATACCGTCCGAACCATCGCACCAAGTCAAGTTCCTGCTCGGGCAGTCTAGGCTTGGCGACCTCTTGCTTGCCCTCTATATCGTCAAGCGACTGGTCGTGTTCGGACTTCCCTTTTGCTTCCGAATCTCCACCCGTCCGGGCAAAATTGAGGATGTCTTTCAACTCGTTTCGCGTGAGATAATATTTGCCAGTGCGCTTTTTCTGTTTAACGCGGTTGAAGGTTTCCCGCTCAATCATCATGACATGAGCCGACTCAGGCCACTGTATGCCCTTGGCATCGTAGGGAACCAAGAAATCCTCCGGGTTAAGATCAATGGAGCGGGGGGCGTCATAGACGATGCTCTCGCGCTCAATGACCTTCATGGCGGCCCTTGCCGTCGTGCCGTCCGGTAGCTGAATCTGCGGCTGGGCTTCATCGACGGGAAATGGATTGCCCGCCGCGTCTGCCACGATTTCGCCCGTCAAATCATTGATGTAGACGAGTATGGTGTCTTGAACAAAGCGGCTGTCACGGTCCCAGTAGGTGTATATGGGCCGTGCGCCCTCGGCGCAGACGCTATGAGTCACCCTGTAGAGCAATTTGAAGTCGCCCCCGTCCCTCACCCTTGCGTCCCAGTGCATCAGGGTTTCGGCCTGATTCTTATTCTCTCGCCCAAATGCGTTGACGCCCTTTATCTTTACAGCGGGGTCGTTGCCGTGGATGGATGCCATCATGCGGGCCTGAGTGGCGTGGACGGCAATCATGGTGGTGGGGAGCCTTACGTTAGCACAACCCTCAAATGGATCGGTCTTGGAAATTGACTTCATCCGGTATCGGTCAACGAGGCCACGTCTTTCTTCGCGCCACTCGGAACGGGAATCCCAATCGCGGTTGAAGTCCTCCACAACCATCTCGGCGATGGAGTCTCTTTCTGATTTCTTCAGGTCGGGCTTCCGGGGTGCTAGTCGTGAGCCTATGGGGACTTCCGGCGCGGCCCTTAGTTCTTCAAGGGTGGTTGCGACGGGTGGTGTATCGTGTCCCTTCAGGTCAAGGTCGTCTATTGTGTCATGTGGCAAATATATTTACCGACAGCCCCCCGTCGAGTGATTTATTTGTAACTTATTTTCCTATCGCTGGCCGCTTAGTGTGCCCCGATGCGGCCCTGCGCTGCTTATTGAACTTGGCTCTTGCGTGAGCCTCTACGTTGATTGTCTCGCCACGCGGCCCCTTGCCCCGTCCGGGCGTCCTCGGGTTGTTGACCTTGCGAAGCGGTAGGCCATTATCGAACTTCGTTGGAAATCCTGGTCCAGCCATTATTTCTCGTCCTCCTCAATAATTTTAGCAAGCTTCTTGATGAATATTGCGGTCCTGCGATTTAACGGAGCGGCATCATCCCCCTCAAGCATTGTCTCAAGATAGAAATCACAGATTGCCGACACTGGAAATGGCCCACTCAGCCTAACATACCACTCTGGATAAATTTCATGTCCACTAGTGGGGTGTTTGTCTAGCTTCTTATAAACCGCATCGTAGCCCTGAATTGGCCCATCCACGGCTACCTCTTCCTCCCGGCTACCTTTCCTTTGGTGCGAGAGTGTTCTGGACCTTTCCGGGGACTCTGCTTACCTGAACCCCTAACGGCCCCGGCGTTCTTGGCCTTTGAAGCCGCCGCCTGAATGGGCGCATTGACATAGTTGCCCATTAGCCTGTAATCCATCTCACGACCCTCTAGCTTGTTGTCGTGAACACCGCGCATCCTGTCGCCCTTGTCTGGGGGACGACTGAAATCCTTGACATTTCCGCCCTTTCCAGCCATTTAATTCTTCCTCCTTTTGGCTTTCGAGATATTGATGGCGGCTTCTTGTTTCTGCGCCGCCCGTTTGCTTTTGGGTTTCTTGCTCAAGGGCCGACCTGATTTCTTTGAGGTGACTTTGTAGCCGCCCTTGACTCGCCTAATTACCATAAAATGAATACACTCCAGTTGCAATTTACACTACATCTTTGCAAATGTCACTACCCCCAAGCATAACCCATTGAAAACCTTATTCCTTGAGCGTGGTAATTTTTATTATTGCTTTTGTGGGGATTGTTAAATCTCCGCAACCTTGGAGAATTATGTCCCCATTTTTCTCGCCCGCTATATGAGGTACAATGACCTTAACTTGCTTCGTCTCTTTTATTAACCATCCGACGGAGCGACAATAAAGCGGCTCCGCACACCTCTCTATTTCCTCTGTGGTGCGCCATCCCCTGCCAGAGTGAGAATCTATCCATTCGATGAGAACAAGTTTCATATCCTAGTACCCTGCGTCGCTTGCTGCGGGCTTACTATATGCCGCAACGACCTTTTCGGGCCGCGTGGGACTCCGATACCTGGGCCTACGCGAAAGCATATACCTGATAATCGCCGGGAAATCGTCGAACTTCTTCTCCGGCTCACCCTTGTCGGTCCACATCCACCGCTTCATCTGATGGATGCACCCGTAGAGACCTCTATTTGTCTCCGCCGCCACCGCTAGTTTACGCATGAATCGTGCCTTGGGCTCCTGGCGTTTCGTCCTGACGTTGTATTCAGTCCTCAGATATTCCCGCACTATCTTGATGGATGAATCCATAGTCCCCGGCCTTGAATCAGACCCAATCGTGTAGATGCCGCAGTTGGCAAACTGAGTCTCGAAGCTCTCTATCGCCTCGGCGCTTCTGGAGCCAGCCAAATCCCACCCGCCAGCCTTAACGTCCATAACGGTCCATGCGGGCTTGAGGTATCGAAGGTCCGCCCGCTTCTGCATTATCTCATCGGCCATCTCTGGAACGGATTTCCCTTCCATAACGAGCTGGTCAACGAACCACACATTGTCCTCTGCATCCACAAAAGCGAACAGCATGCAGGTGGGTTTCTTGTCGTGCGGGTCTATGCCTTCAATCCACATCACCTCACGCGCCGGGATATAATCATCGACTATATGCTCTATTTTCTCTCCCGTCTTTTCGTCTCGCATCGTGTCGAACTCGCCGAAGATAAGACCTTCCAAGTGCTGCCACTCACCAAATATTCTGCTTCTGCGCTCACTCGGAGTCAGACGCTTCTCGAACTCTTGAATGTCCTCAAGCGATAACATCCCCCTGTGGACTTTCCCCGTGTGTGCGCTTTCAAACTTGGTGCCAATCCAGTTGTCCCAGATGGTTCCCCTGAATTGCTGGCTATTGTCGTCTTCGTCTACCTTGGTCACTATCTCATCGTGAATCCAGGGCTCCTTGAGGGGCGTGTAAGCCATCCATGAATAACCAGACCTGGCTATCTTCCCCCGCTCGTTAGCGATGAACACGCCTCTGGGTGGCGGCTCGTTATACATCGTCCAGTCCCAGTCAACTCCCTCAAATTTCTCTTCGTCCTGGTCGTAGCTCATTAGATGGATGATGGAGCCGTTGTTGAAAAATATCTGCGCGACATAACCCGCCTGATTCTTTTTGAACCATTTTTCGCCGTGGGGCATCTCGCCAACGGGTCGCCACTCTTTCATCAGCGACATGACGTTCTGCTGGACGCCCGTGGGGAAGTCCTCTGCGATGATGCGACCTGTGTTTGGGACGGGAACGGGGGTATTACGCCCTGGGTGGTCCTCGGGGAGCCAGGGCTTGTAGCCTAGCGAGAATGAAATGCCCTCTATCATTCCAGCGGTGGACTTGCCGACCTTGTTTCCAGCTTCAAATAATCTGAGCTTGGGGATAGAACCGCTGGCGGTCTTTGCGTGGTGGAATGGTTCTTGTGCGCGGTTCGGCTCGTAGAACTTTATGGGGTTGAGACGTCTTGCCTGCTCTTTCAGAACGTCCTGCTCATGGCCTGAAAGAAGTTCCTCAACGGATGAGAATCCCGCCTGTTCTAAGAGGGCCTGGACTGCCTCTTCACCGAGGGCGTCTATGTCTTCTTCTGTGAGCGTTGCTTGCTCTTCGGTCATTTAGTTTCATGGCCTACCCCCTTAGATTAAAACAACACCTCCATCATTCACCTAATCCATCTCCTCGAAATCCTTACACCCCGCAGCGGCGGTCTGAATATAAGAACCGTCCAACGCACCCATGTGGTCGAATGTAATATCGCCACCGAACATATTCTTCCAGTAGCCCTCTTCGCAGAATATTTCTACTGTAGTCACTTGGGCCGATGTGGGCCTGAAGTATTCGGGTCTAAGCGGGCCGCGTGAATTGCTCTCATTCTTCAGAATATCAGCAACCGTCATGGGTTCCTTAAATATGTACTTTACGCGGGCATGTTCGCAATATCGACAGTCAGGTTTCATTGCCGTCCTTCCCATACATCATATAATAAAACCGACGAGCAAGCCTATCTCTATCCTTGTCCTCTTCTCCAACAGACACATTGATAAGTTTGTAGTAGTACCACCTTGCAGCTTTTTTCCTTCCGTAAAGCTGATAGTTTATAGCTTTATAGTAGAACAACAATTTTGGCTCAAGCTCCATCGCCGGAGGGCCGTAGTGCTTCATAGCCTTAGTTACACTAGGAACCTCCGGACCGAGCATCCAGAGGTAGAAGTCCTGATATATGTAGGCGAGTCGAGGGCCAAAGATGCGAAAAGACCATCGAGTGAGCGAATCGACAAGCGATGGTGTCGTCAACATCGCCAACCTGAAATTGTAATCTTTCATGGGCAGAAGGATGCCCTCTTCAACCAATGGGTCGTAGAACTTCTTTTCATCTTCCACATAGAGTATCGAATGCGGGGACGTTCCTTTCTTCCTGTCGATATACCAAACGACGAAAGACCTCTTCGTGCCCTTCTTCCTTAGTATTTGGGCCATCAATACGTCTAACTGGTCGCAGAAGGCCATTCCGCGCTCAAGATAATACCAGGGATTTGTATATATGACTGCTTCTTTCTTGAACGGCCAAGCTTTGCGAGATTTTAGAACCGAGGCATTTTCGTATACATATTTTCTGACCTCCTCGGTGTTATCAAATCGGTCCGCGAGTATCTGGTAGCTGAACTCTCGGTAGACGTAGGCCCTCAGACTAGGAGAAATTCCAAGCAGCCCTCCCACCACAAGAAAAAACAGGAGTGGCGCAAGAATTAAAATCCACAGTTTATTTTTCAATCTTTTTCCGTAGCCAACGCAGTTCGTCGGCGATGGCTTTGTCGTTCTCCCAAATAGACAGTCTGTTTTTCTCGCCGCAGTCGCTACAAAACTCCCAATTGCTCGGCAACTTAAACTCCGGCCTGGGGGCGGGGTTGAGGATGCGGTAGTCGTCGTAGGCCGTCGCAGAATAACCCAATCTGTTAGTGCTACACCACACCGTTCCATCTTTGTCTAGTCTTACAATAAAACACTTTCCCGAAATACCTGTCGCCCCCTTGAACAATTCTACCTTCTGCCCCACCTTCAGTTCGGGCTGGGCGTATGCCGGAAATGAAATGCTCAGAGACAAAAGAAAGAGTATCAACCATCCGAATTTTCTCAACATCATTCCATGCTCCCCCTTGGGCTCCACTTCCCTAAAGCATCGGACATGAAACTGCTCTATCTCGTCGCCCTCCAAGCTACCCCTCTGGACGTAGCTATCGTTCTCGCCAATTTCTCCTTGGCAGTGGTGGCATGGGCCGATGTAGGCGTTATCGTTCATTCCTCCCGCTCCGCGTTTTCAATTATTATCAATTCGATTATGTTTAGAAGGTCTAGGGCTGTTTTTGCCATCGCTAGGAACGATGGTGGGACCGGAGCAGAGATGCCTTCTCGCTCCATTAACTCCCTGCATAAATTTGAGCGTAGATTCCTAGCCGCTTCCATCGCCTTAGATTTCCCTGCCTCCACCATCTCATCCATCCCCCTCGAAGTGAACGCCCTCGGCCGGATTCATTAGCTTATGCTCAGTCTCGGCAATCCTGCGAAGCCTGTGGACGTCGGGGCTATCAAAACCGACCACTCTTTTCGACTCATCTACCCGTTTCTCACCCAAATACTGAAGCCAGAGGGCGTGAAGATATTCTGACCTATTTGAAAATGGAACTTTGAATATTTTGCCATCACGAAATTCAATTCCTTTGCTCATCTCAGCACCCATTCAATCTCACACCGACGCTAGACGCCTTCTGACAAGTTGCCCACGCTTGAGACGGGCCAGATGCCCTGCTTATAAAATCACGCTTGCAAGTGCGAATCATCATTAGCACCGACACCAGCAAAATAAAGAAGCAGAAACCATAAAATAGGGGGCGAGGGTCAAGGTTCACCTAAAACGCCTCCTCCTTTATCCTCTTCTCACGCATCGCCTCTTCGTATTCGCTCTCAGTCATTGCTATGGGATACGGGTGGGGCATATCAACGGTCATACAGACAGTCGGCTGAATCAACGTCTTGGCCGCCTGCAGGCACTCAGTCCTAGTCTCATAGAGCATCCACGACACAAATCCTGGGGTCATGGCGACGCCCGAATAATTCCATGTCGTTAAAAACAGAAGCCAGAGCGTCCAGGTGGGCATTTATGGCCCCATTCTACGCGCCGCTTCAAATTTGTGTTTCCGCCACGCATTTTTCATGTTCCAAATTTCACCTTCCACCAAAATATCTATAAATTCCCGGCTCATAACAAATCCCTTTACATTCATAAGCGAGGGTTCGTTATAAACACCGCTAAGAAATTTTGCCAAATCTTCATGGTATATTGGTCTCTTATCATCGAGGCACTCCTTAACTTTTGCGACGATTTCAGAATAGTTCATTCTAAAATCCAGGTGGGCATTTAGGGAACTCCCATTGGATATTCACCCGGTTTAATCAATGTAGGGCTCTTGCGCAATTCCTCAACGACCGAGTGAAACTCTTTCATCTTGGTCACCTGACCGATGGTGACGCTACCATCTTGGCTGTTAAATATCCCAATCAAAAAATCCTCAATATTGTCCAGTCTGCGCTGAATGGTTAATATCGCATCAACTAATCCAGACATCAAAACCCCGCCCCCCTCTGCTTCGTCCCGCATTTACCGCAGAACCTATTCTGGGGCCCCCACGACAAAAACTTCGCATCGCAATATTCGCCATGCCAAGTAATCCCCAGACACGTTCGTATCTTTTCCTCGTAGGCCCTCACAGGACGCTTGACGAACTTGGAATGATTTTCTGGGTAGCGGATGGCTTTAGTCATCGTTATCCCACTTACGGAGTCGCCATGCATATTTAAGAACCAACATCGAGGCGATTGTTCCGACAACCGCTAAAACACTAAAAAAAATTAAGAACTCTCTTGTGGGAAGCACAATAAGACAAAGAAGGAATATCAAGACCAAAAATAAAAATCCGCAAAGAGCATCTGAATTTTCCCGACTAATCATCACTTAACCCCCAACCACCAGCCGGATAACTCAGCAAGAAAAATGAAACTGACAATAGCCAAAATAAGCGTGAAAGCAATCCCAATAAAATGTTCCCGCATTATACTACCTTCCGCCACGCAACACCACCTAAAAAACCCCTGCGAGAAATAGACATGTCCTAAACCCCGGGAACGGCCAAAGCGGAACCTAACTCATTGTGCCCAATGTTGTATCTGCGCCCAACGCGGGGAAGCTGGTCCGCCCCATAACCATAATGCCTACACCAATAAATCCACCATTGCTGATATAGCCTCACGCCAGGCATTAAAGCTCCGTAATCTCATGCTTGGGAACCCGATACTGTGCCTTCGCATTCACGAACAAATCAGCAACCACCCTCGCCACATGAACAGCCCCAGACTCACTCATCTCCTCGCTATCCTCCCAATAGTCAAGGTCGGCACTAGAAGGCTTCCCATGCATATTCTTGAGGGGAAAAATTAACCTTATTCTCCAACCCGAATACTCACACTCTTCCAACTGAACAATTACCTCGTTACCCATGTCGCACACCTCCTAAACTATGTGAAAAAAATTCCCGTGGAACAACCCACCTCTAAACGAACCCTTTCAATCATATCCCTGAACGTCATGCCTTGCGTCTCTCCAATTCAGCCACCCGCGAATCTAATTCCTTAAGCCATGCATTGATTATCCACAGAGCCAGACAGATAAGAATAAAGCCAAGCGAGATGACAAGAGCAAACCAAACCATATAACCCCCTCAAACTATTACAGAAAAAATTCCCCTGGCGGATTAATCATCAAAAAAACAAGCCTCAGATATCTTACCATTGGGACCAATCTCAATCTCAATGCTATAGCCACCATGATTCCATTCTAAATGAACGCCACCGTGGGATGTCGGACCAATAAAAGAAGGGGCGTTGGTCAAAAGATGAAACATTATATTCTGAGCCGCGAATAAAGCTTTTCTGGAAATTGCAGGGGCACCATAGCTATCCCAGCCGGGCTCTAACTTTAAAAAACTGTCGAGTTTCTGAAATTTATCAAATGCCATGGCCATGCTCTAAATCCTAAGAAAAAAATCCCGTGGCGGGTCACCACATAACGCGCCATTCGGCCTTCCAGGTATATCTAAAGCGCCTCTTCAGGTGCGAACGAGGCCCCCACGAACACCTCTCTAATCGAGGCATCCACCCGACACTACGAATAGCACTCGCAGCAACCCTGGCTTCCCGCTTAGTCGCATAAACCAAACCAGCCTCTCCATCAGCCTTCGTCAAAACATCCAGCAAATACCAAGGAGTCGTGGTACGACGGAAAAAAACCTCCCCGCCACCATAACCCTCATAACCAGAAACACTCACAAGGCAAAAACCCTCCTAGAAAAAATTCCCACGAGAGACAGTATAATTCCATTTCAGCATCATGGGCATCGACCACCACCCGAACCCTCTCTCAAAAAAAACCACGTGAGGGCATATTTAATCCAGAAAAGCCACAAACGCCATCGCGTTCGATTGATTCTCAGTATTCATCGCCACCCTATGCCATACATTGAGTGTAACGGTCGCATGGTCAGAATGTGATATGCGACCTTTAACATAGACATCCATATCCCGCATCATTCTTGTGAAAGGGCCCCCTCCCGGCACAATCTCGCCTCGCTCCCTTGCGACTTTAATGTTTTTCAAGCCTTCCTCATATTCTTCCTGGGTAAGTCCGTTGGGGTTTAACCGATTGACGTAGACGAGGGTGCCGCCCTCTCGACACAAAAACTCAGCAACATGTGGCTTGCCCCCACCTCGAATCAACGACTCCTTCTTCAAGACGAGTATATCTTCTATCTCTTTTCCGGGAGCAGGAATAAAAAACCATTCGCCTTGACGGATGTAGCCCCTCGCTTCTTTCACCATTTCGGGCCTGAGTGCATCCATCGCCTGGCTAACACTTGACGCCCCCGAAGACTCAGGAACAGCCGCTACAAACCAATGGCGCTCATCGTGCCCGCAGAGATACTTGTGAAACAGTCCCTCGCCCTTGACCATAAGCAAAAGATGGCGGTCCTTGGCCTGAACGTCCATAACAAGTAAGTCGAGCCGAGAATCGGGAAGCAGGCGCACATCAAAGAACTCCCCCCGCCTGTCTCGACCCACATCAACCGATATTACCGCACCATCGTCACGATGCCTGCGAACCAACGAACGAAACTTCACGCGAGAGCCCATCCCAACAAACTTCCTCTCCAGCAATTCCTTGTTAATCATTAGCCACCTCAAACGTAACATATAAAGTTAAGTCGAACGCCTCGGCTAGCCTTCTTAGTGTGCTCATGCTCCATGATGAATAACTTGCATTTTCTAAAAGTGAAATTCTTGCTTGCTTCATATTCGCTTTTTTCGCTAAATCCTCCTGCGTCCAATCCCGTTGCTTGCGAAGTGTTTTGATTTGGGTAGCGATGCTTGAATTGAAAAACTCATCCACAGGCTAAACCCTTCCAGAAAAAATTCCCGTTACGGACAGTATATTCACATTCTGAGTGCGTTTGGGGGCTCCCCCCCCCTTCATTTTCCAGAGATTGCCTGTCCAGGTCCAGGACCACGGCCCCCGCCCCACCATGCCAATGCGTCACGGTCACAGGCTCCATGCGCTCTATATTCGTTTGATTATGACCCTCGGGAAGGATAGACGCCCTGTCTCGCTGTATCCTATTGATATGATAGACAGTTAACTTAATAGATATTATCGGAAGCTGGGCATATCGCCCATTCATAGGACTAATTGACAAGCTTCTCCTTGTAGCTGGCCTCGTATGCCTTAGTCTCGGCCTTAATGCGCTCAGCAGCCGCCCTATCCATCTCAGCCCTGGACAGCGCAAGGGCCAACAGAGCCGCCACAGAGGGCGCAGGGGCCCCTGGAATGACCCCTCCTTCCCTCATCAAGACCTTATCGGTCCTGATACCATATCTTTTGCCTTCTTCTACGCCCGCTCTGAATAGTTCCTGCAGGCTCAGGTGGTCTAATTCATTGCCGTGTATTTTCTTTATAATAGTATTAGTTATTAAAGACTGTATATATGCAGATTGTGCTAGGAAGGCGTAGTCTGCTTTTTCGATTGCTTCTTTTATTTGTTCCAGGGATTCTTTGCTTGTCTCGGTTGCGTGTTCGCTGATCCATCGTTCTGATGTAGATCTGGATATTCCTAATTGTTCGGCTATTTCTCTGTGTGTTTCTCCGTCTCTATGTTTTATGGATGCGAGGGCTTTAATTTCTGGTGTACCGTGTGGTGCCTTGCTCATATATTTAATATCCTTTCTTTATTTATATATATTCATTGATTTGGGTTTTCCTCAGGAAGGGGCCCAGGATCTTCTTCACGCACTCTTGACAAAGGTCACATTCAAACTTGCAGCCATCCCCGAAGATGGAACCATATCCTCCCGTGAAATCGACCCGCAGGATTTCCAGATACTCCCAGATGTCATCTTTGTGACGAAATCGGGCATTGCATCTATCGCAGACAATGGCAATGGGGGACCTTTCAACCGACTCTACCTTGTGTTCCTCGAACTCAATCACCATATATATAAGATCCTTTCTTTATTATAAGGCTTTATTCTTTATTAATGGCTGATTGTATTCTTTCTATGCACTCTCTGGCTATCTCAGTAAATAGCCCCGAGCATTTATAGCAGCGTTGTAATTGTGGGAGACCATCCGTCTCTCTAAACAATCGATTGTCTACCCACTCCAATGTTTCCCTCAGCCGTGCGTTGTCAGCTTCGAGGTCTCTTATATATATTGCCGCCTCTCTCATCCCAAGCATCTACCATCCCCCAATAGAAAAAAGCCGACATCCCCTCCCAAGGTACCGGCCCCTAATTACAGGATGTAATATAACACAGCTCCCAGATTATGCAAGGATTATTTTTTTCTTGAAATAGGTCACTTTTCCCTTGACTTATATCTTGGGGGAATGTATATTGATAGATAGAGGCTGACACAGCAACCCTAACGAGGAGGAGAGACGATGGGCACAATACGAGAAGCCAATAGGGTGAGCGTGGATTGCAAAGAGCCTGGCAAGCGCCGAAAGCGTTGTCCTAAATGTGGAAGGTTGGGCGTACCAAGGAACTTTCCCCGCGAGAGGTTCAACGCGTTGCAACACCAAAAGCAATTTGATGGGATTGGCTTCACCATCGTAGATTCTTGCCATCTTCCAAAAGACGAGTATGGCGAGAGGGTGTGAGGCTGACCTAAGAGGAGAGAGACGATGAGACTAATGCTCAGGAACGCTGGGTACAGGGAAAAGGTTTTTTTCAAGGCTAGGCTTGCGCAGCTAGGAAGGGTTGACCAGTTTAAGCATTACCTTAACCATGCGTATTATGACCCAAAAAATGACCGAATTGTGGCCGACAATCCTGTGTGGTCTCCGGTGAGGTGGGAGGGCTCGGAATCGCGCCGCATCCTTGGGGAGCATGGCCTAGATGATTCTGACTGTTAGGCCCTAACGTCGGTTTAATTCCCGCCTCCGGCTCTTGCTGGGGGCCGGGGAGCGAATTAACGCTCAACGAAAGGGGAACGTAATGAAGGAGAAGTTGGAAAGAGAATTGTGGCGATACGAGAACCGCGCCCACTTCTTGGAGTTGCGCTTGCTGGGAGCGTGGGGCAAGGCAAACGAGGTTGAGGACGGGCCAGGAGCAGGAGCACGCCTAATCCTCCGAGGAGAGGATGAGTCATACAATGACTTTAGAATAAGAAAGGCCGTCAAGTTTGCAATCCGAAACACAACCAAAATAGAGGTCCGGGAGAATGCGTTTGAGCTTTCTGCAAACTGGGCAAGGATTAGGTTTATCAAATGGCTACTTAATAGCGAGGAGCAATCACCATGAAGATTGACCCGGAAGACCTAATCACCACCATCGAGGCGTCGCGTATCCTCGAAGTGTCTGAATCAACCGTGCGCGGATGGTGCGACTCTGGCAAGCTGAACGTGGTTGCCATCGTAGGCGGCAAGAGACGGTTGCTCGACAAGAAAGAGGTTGAGCGGTTCAAAGCCGAAAGAGAAAGGGGGTGAGAAAGTGAATTGTGGGTTTTGCTTAGGCAGGGGCCGGATGTGGCCCAACAAGGCTGCATTTCGAACCGATAAGGAGCTACAGGACAACCACAAATGCTCTGTCGAGTGCCCTTGGTGCCACGGTGATGGTAAGCATATCGAGGGCCGAGAAAGAAAGCGCAACTAACTACGAAAGGGGGTGAGAAGGGATGAGTGAGCGTAGGCTAACATCAGCACATCTTAAAGTGTTCCGAGGAGAGTCAGGAATTGTTGGAAACCTCATCCACGACCTTGACCTTGAGCGAGCAGAGAAAGGAAAGCTTCGGGGCCAGGTCAAACGATTGCATAAAATATTGAAAGCAATAAAGACCAAAACCATAGACTGTCTGAACAAGGGTGGGCCATACACTCATGTCCTGTTGGATGTGAACGACTTGGCCCAAGCCGCCCTAGAGGCCGTGCCAGGAATAAACGAGGAAGCCGAGTGACCGCCCACTCACTGGAAAGCAGTCACCCAGCCGAGGCTGAAACCACCCCGAAAGGAGGATTCAACAAAATGAGGCTAACATATTATCCCGAACGTCGCAAGGAAAAAATCGGCAAGAAAGCCAAAAATGGGAACCGGAGGGATAGGTTCGTAAAGGCGGGGACCTTCCTGTTTCCCCTCGACTACGATGACGACTTTTATCTGTACCCGAAAACCATCTCTTGGTTGTGGTCCGATACCAACGTAAAGACAGGTGGCCCATCGTCGGCCTATGGTTCTCTATGGTATTTGTTCAAAGGTTATTGGTTTGAACCTTGGGGCCTAGACTATGGAAATGGCCGACCTTGGAGCGCTTACGTTCCCATCGGGATGGTTTAATCTTCACAATGGAGGATTCAACGTGAATGAGCATAGCAGAGAATCACGACACAAGCAACCCATTTTCGGGAACTCGGTGGACGCATTTCAAAGGGCTATTAAGCGGGGCGCATTGTCTAACGTGCCCACCCGTCCCAACTACGCTGGCCTATATATGTACATGGGCACAGTGGATGGCGTGGACAAGTTCAAGCACACAGAAACCAGGCGATACATTAGCTAGGAGGAGAGACAATTGTATCTTAATTTCGGGAAATACGGTTTTTCACTTATTATCCATAGACATAAAACCATAATTGAACCAATAAGTGCTGATTTCTGCGTGTTTTTAGACAACGAAAAGCCCGCTTACTTTTTATGGCCAAATTGGGGGAAAATAGGAACCGTCTACATTCCCATCGGCATGGTATAGGGAGGGCTGAGAGACATGGGATATTATGTTTCACATCTTATTGGAATTAGGACTGGCGGGGTTTTCTCAGGTGGGGCCGATGTGGAGGATGTGAGGGCCAGGATTAGAAAGGTCTCCATAGAGACAGGAAATGCTGCCGAGCAAATTTTTGAGGAGGACCGCATCGGCTGGTCCACAAAAGAACTAGATGGTCCCAAGGGTTCTTATTTTGTTCTCGCTGGAGTGTTCAATTATTGGACATGGGGCGAGGCGAGTAAGTTTAGTCGTGCCTTATCGAAGGAATTTCAAAGTGAGGTAATGCACATGTGCTGGGACGAACAACGAAACGAGGTAAACTGTCAGATATTCTTAGCTGGCGAATCCCTGTTTGATGTGGACGAGCATCCTTTAAGTCAAATCCTTAGAAGGATATGCTGAGAACTAAATACCACCCCAAGGCCCCTGGCTAACCCTGGGGGCCTTTCTCTTTTCCATAAGCCTCACGGTCCACAGCTCCTGTCGTGTCCGAAACCTGCTTTCCTCTGAAATCCAGTTCCCAGATGTAGAGGATGTCAAAAATCTCCCCTGGCTCGATGTCGAGCCGTTCCCCCCAATATTTGCAAAATGCATGAATAATCACAGGGTTAGTTCCCGTCAGTTTTTCCATATTGGTGGACTCACTAGGCATGGGGGCCTTTCTCTATGGCGGCTTGGGCGCTTTTCATCACACAGCCTTCCATGTGACGATAGTGATTAGTTCCTTCATCGGATGAGGCGATGATAGGTTCGCAATGTTGACAGTTCCCAGGTTCGGGGTCATATAGTTCCTCTATTATTTCCCGCTGGCGGTGCCAGTCGGCGATGAGTATATCAACATCTGCCTTGGTGCCACAGCAACAGGAATGGCACTCGTAAATTTCATCGCTGTAACAATTTCCACAGGTCTTTACGGATGCCACGTCTCGCCTAAACAGAGCATGAAACCTGTTCACTTGCTCAACCGTCAGCTCGCTCATTTCATCCCCCTGCGTTCACAAAATGAACAGTCCGGCTCCGCATTTCATTTTTGAGCCCCTCGATTTCCTTGCTGGTAGGTGGGGACGCATTTTGTTCGTTCAGACGATTGTAGGTATGAATACGGAGCCGGAATTAGCATCTGTGTAATCATCCATGACCCCCCTTTGCGTCGGGGTAGGCACATAGCTCCTCTTCCGTAAATACCCGCAGCCCATATTTACGCATCAGGGTTCTTTGGGCCACCACGTTGCCAGCCTTCGCTTTCGCTATGAGTGGCCGGTCGTATTCTATGGGGTCGGGGCGCTTCCACGGCGAGGGTATATATTCGGCGGGCAGGGGATGGCTCATTCCTTTTCCCCCGCCATCTCCCCCTCGATAGTTAAGTTGCGCCAAGATGAATCTTTGGTGGCGTGAAACTCCGCCGGGTTCTTGCGCCATATCCTAAATCTCCCCTCCCCCACAACCTCAGATATAACCCGAACCTCGCCCGCCTTTATGCGCGTATCGACGCTATCCAACCTCTCAACGTAGTCCCCCTCCCGCCACTCACGCTCTTCGGGCTTGGGCGAGTCAACCTTGTCCCGAAGCTCCATGATTGCGGCGGGGAGGTCGCAGAGGTTTGCGCACTCCACTTCATAATCCATTTCATTGTCCCAGGCGCACAAGATGTTTTCCGAGTGTCGAAAGTTGATGCCCTTCTTCCTGGACAATATCCTCTCCAGCGCCGCCTCAATCTTCTCCCATGCCCCGCAACCACACATCTGCGTTTCTCTCGCCCTATTTGTCCAAGTCATTCCGTCGTCTCCTTCACCCGCGCCTCAAACTCCCCCTGGCCAATCTTGCCGTCCATGCGCTGCCCAAGCAGGGCCAGGCATTTGGTGGCGGTGTCTTTGTGCTCTGCGCTAGAGGCAGCGTCACGCATTATCTTGGCTTGTTCCCTGCCGTCTGCAAGCTCTTTATCCTTCCGCTTCTCGTTGTCCTCCTGCCAAATCGTGTCCATAAGCCGCCGCAGTTGTTCCACGGACGGCTTGCCCTGAAAGTATTCGTGGGAGTTATCGTAGGCCTTGTGGGTGGCCTTGCGTAGCAACTCAACATCGGCCCCTGCTAGGCCCTCGGCATGGGAAGCAATTTGCACTTTCGTCCACGGCCTATCTAGGGTGGCGTTAAACCCCACAAGCACCCCAGCTACGGGGATAAGGTGTTCGGGCAAATCTTCGAGGAGCTTCTTTATTTTATTCATCTGATTGCACTATTTGGTGAAGGGCAAAGATGGTAGTTGCAATGAACACTCCTTGAAAAATTCCTGCTATTTGAGGCGCGAGTCCCACCCTTATGCCTAGCTCGGCCAACAATGCGGCCATCACGCCAATTAGCAGTGCCGCCAAGAGCAACAGACCGCCTACGTCCTTCCGCTTGCTCATCTCTTCCCCCACTTCATTCATCTGATTTGTCCAGAGCGGCGCGGTGAAGGAGTGTTCGCAGAAAATACCTTAGACCAACGAGTGGTCGGTCCTTCTTGGGCCACCGCCCCGAACGCCTCCTTAACTCTTTTATTCCCAACTTGTCCGCGTCCTCCTGTCCGCGTCGGTTGTTACATTCCCAACAAGACAGAACGGACATGGCATCAGGGTCTAAGGTGGAACGTCTTCTGGGGTCTAGCTTCCCATACCTATGGTCGATGGTGGCGGCATCAGGCGAGGGAGGTTGGTGCGACACGAAGGGGGAGTTGTCAACCTCCGCCCCGCACCAATGGCAATATGGGTGTGCTTCAAACAACCGCTTCCGTCGTTTCTGTTTTTGTTTGTCCGCCATCATTTCGTTGCCTTCTTTTTCTCCTTTTTGCGCTCAACCCTTTCCAACCATTTTTTCTCTACCAGCTTCATCTTGCCCCTAAATTTATCCAGATGTTTCTTGCCCACCCCTACCCCCTCCGCATTGACTCGGGCAACGTGGCCTCTGGTTTCTCATCCAATTCATCCTCCCACCTTTTCTGATTAAGCCATGTGGCGGGATTTGGTATGACGCCCCGCCTCCATTGGTCCGTTTGCTTTTGATTTTCTACGGCAGAAAGAATTATTTCGATTGACGCCCCTGCGGCCTTGCTCCATTTTTCTATTGCTTTATCCTTTCCAACTTTTCGTGGATAAACTTTCCAAAATCTATCGAAGTTTTCAGGCACACCGTGTGTATTACCTACCTGATACCTACCTGATACCTGATACCTACCTACAGAGCGAGTGGTCGTCGAGCATTCGTCGAGCGTTCGCCGAATATCCTCCATGTCGTTGATTGTATTGTCGTCACTAGGGGGCGGTATTCTCTCGGCGCTTGGGCGGTCAATTTTCTGGTGATGCCAATTTGGAACCTGCAAAAAATGTCGGCCATCTACCTCGTAAAGAATAAATCTACCGGCATCTATCAAAACCATAATCATTTCTGCTACCCGCTTTGGCCCCATTCGTTTTTCATAAGGATAGATTGAAACGGCAAGAGACTTTGGGTCGAGAGGAAATCGGCCATAGTCGTCAAAGAAATTCCAAGTCGAGCGATAAAAATCTCTAACAACGTGACCTAGCTCACCCAGCGTTGAGTCAACATAGAACTCTGGCTTGCAGGTTCTTATTCTAGCCATGACCCGCCTTTGCCTTAAATTTGTTTAGTTTTTTTTGCCGGACTTCCCGAAGAAGGTTGCCAGAAGTCTTTTTGCTCTTACCTAATGATTTAAGAAGCTCCTTAACGCATACGTTTTGTGCCTTTGCAACACCATCACCGATTTCAAAGGAGCTAACATCTATCTCTATTTCGGAATAGTCGTATGCTTGTAAGCCAAGCGCAAACCCAACCATCATCTCAAATTCATGGGGGGCTAATTTTCCTATTGCTTGCCGCAGGAGTGTTTTTAATTTTTCAATATGCGCATGGCATCCTTCACATAAACACCACAGGCTTTCGTCTGGATATTCCCACGGTTTAAATCCTTTTTCATAATAAGAATGATGAACATGAAGCGTCTCGCCCTCCTTCTCGCAGGCTTGACATTGAAATTCATGACGCTCCAATATTTCAAGACGTTTCTTCTGCCAATTCGGATGTTTTAGTAGTTCTCGGTAGGTTTTTCGGGGGGCGGTTTTTGTAGTCACGACTCACCTCGTGGTTGGGGGATAGGGGACAATGGGTGAGCATCGCCCCCCATCCAATGACTGAGTGGCCTATCCGCTAAGACAGCCATCTTCATTATACACAAATGGTAGGAGTTGTCAACCTTCTCCCCTCAGCCCCGAGCCATTTCAGACAACACTTCCTCTGCCACATCAAAGACTCGCTCAACATTGCGGAACATTTCCCGAACCTCTCCAAACCGCTCCCTTGATATTTCCATGTCTGCATCTTTTAGATGATAGCGGGCCAAATGAACCAGTTCATCCAGCGTAAGTTCATCGTATTCGCTCATGGAATTTCCTCCCCTCAGCCCCGACTTGCGCCGGGGTTGAATGGCACCGATACAATGCTTGATGCCAAAAGCTCGGCAGGTAGCCCCCTTTCGTGTGCCTCATTTATTTGCTCTGAACATAGCTCCATTGCTTGCCTTGTCTTGTCCTCCGACCAATACTTATGTAGGAAGTTCTCAATTTCGCGCTCGTATTGTTCTTTATCCATTAGCACCTACCTCCACCCTGCAATTCCCCACCTTGTGCCGCCTGATGGTGGGGTCGTTCACGTCGCCGCTCCAACAAGAAACCCACCAAGGCCCGCGGCGAGCATTGCTACCAAATAGAATAAGGTGAGTGGACCGATAAACTCTTTCCACTTTTGATGTGTGTCGAATTTAAGGTATGGCTCACTCATCGCCTCGCTCCAGTGCTGTGCGGGCCTTTGTGCCACAGTCTCGCTCTACTAATGATGATATGCGAGATGGCCCACCAAGCCCTGCGCTGGATGGTACGTCTGAATGAGCCCAAGAAGCCCGGTGGTTGGTCGAGTCAGCATAGAACTCCAACGCTTCCCGAAGCGCAGCGTTGCGGGCGGTGAGGCTATGCCAGTCGGCAACTAGGTCATCAAGCCCCCTCCTTGTAGAGTCTATGACGTACAGATTGGCGGGGTGTTCTTCTTGGCCCTCAATCTTGTCGAGAATTTTATGGGCGCACTTTTGTATATCTTCAACCCTGCCCGGATACATATTCACCGTCAGCTTGTCGCTCATGATTCCTCCCCCACCACCTTGGCTTCGGTGCGCTCTTCGGGTGCGTAGTATTTAGCCGCGAAGAGCGACACGACCAGGCTGTCGTCTTTTAGGTGTCCACCAGCCACCAAACTATCCAAAAATCCCTTGGTCAAGTTGTCCACGTCACCTTGAGTCGTCTTGCTAGTCGGTCTTATCTTGCCCGCTAGCGCAAGCCGCTTCTTTTCCTTGGGCCACGACTTGGGCGGCGCGAAGTAATAAAATATCTCTATGCCCACGGGCTCATCTATGATGTCTTTGCCCGCAAACGCCTTGTTTATGAAGGGCTTTGCTTGGTTCTGCCAGACTAGGCTTTTCGTTGATTTCATTACCTTGGGCCTTCCGTTGGCCATGCGAATTATCTTTGTGGACATGGGCACAGGTCTGATGGGAATTAAGATGTGGATTGATTTATTCATGCTTGATTCCGCGCTAGACGATGCGTGTCAGCATGACAAGCCGTACAAAGCCAAATAACTTCGAGCGGCTTTGTATAATCTTGATGGTGCCCACTAGCCCCCCCTAAACGGCGGAAGGGCATAGTAGAGCCCAAGGAAGATAAACGCCAATAGCGAAACGAAGAGAACCCTGCGCGTCCAGAGGCGGAAACAGGGCCATGCGTGGCGCTCGTTACAGGTGGGGCAGTAGCTTTCAGTCATGGGCTTCATGGGGCTGATTCCTTATGGTTTGATATGTAACCTGCCCAATCCAGAATCAAACTCATGTAATGCATCGCAACAAGGATATATGCCGGAAGCCTTGCGTCTCTCAATCATTCCGTGTTCGTATTTATCTACCGCAACCTTTAATGCCCTAGATATTCTTAGTGCTGTTTCCTCAGTTATGCCCCAATCGGCCCATATCACGAGTGCCGCCTCTTCGTGCTTACAATTTTGACACTCCCAAAGGTCTATATCGCCATACCCTCCCGATACTAGAATCGTACGCAGGGGGACAAAGGCTAACTCATTACAATGTGGACATTCTTCTTTACTCATTATTCCTTTCCCTCAAGCCGGGGCGGGAGCCAGCCACAAGCTGACCCCCTGACCACTTAACACAAGTTCCGCAATCAACCCGAAAACCCATATCGTTTCCCCGGCTACTTAAAAGCGATGGAAACAAGTAAATAATATGTCGCACCTATGGCCGCACCAAGACACATACTCACATACCAGGGTGGGGCTTCAAAACCAACCCTGATGTAGCCCAAAACACCAACTATAAATACTGTTGAAACCATTAAAGTTAATATTATTTTAATTAACTCAATCATTCAAGCTCACCGTGAAGCTATCTTCCTGCTCTTCCAGCGTGATTGCTTTTATTTCGAACCCATCTCGCAAGGCCGCTTTTATCTCAACCAAGTTAGGCTCGGTCTTCCTGCGGATTAGCTTCTCCAGTCCTTCGCTTTCTAGCTCTTGGATTAACTTCTCAGCATCAAAGCGGAGCTTCGGCTGTTTCCTGATAAATTTTAGTGTGCCCTCGGATAGCGGAATGGACTTCTCATTACCATCGCTCTTGGCAAGCTCATCGTGGGCGTAGTCTCGAAGACGGGACTCAAAGAAATCAATTTCCCGCTGTTCTTTATTTTGAACCTTATTTTTCCACGCCATTATGCGGTCAAGTTCTTTTTGTGCGACATCATCAACGCCATGCGCCCTCTCATGGGCCTCTCTTATCCTTCGTATCGCCCAGTTCGCCTTCCCCTGGTCATCAATCTTGAACTGCTCCTTGACGATTTCCTGCTCTGCCTTAATGTCGCGGACAACTATTCCCCCCAGCGTTAGGTCGCCATCAGGGTCTTGGTATATCACGGCGGGTAGCGGCTCGTCATACCCTTGCCAATAGATTGCGCTCTCTACGGTATTCTGTGACTCTTGCATGATTATTCCTCCCCCTGGTTAGTAGTTCCTGCACGCTAATTCGCCGTCACCAATAAACACCTTCTCGCAATCCTTCTTTATGAAAACAGGCGTGTTGTTGGAAAAAGGGTTGTCCAGAAATTCGAGAAGCATGGTTGGCCCCGCGACCATTCCTATTAAAAAATTAACAGCGAATTCGTCTTGGTTCACCACCCCAAACCTTTGATACCAATTGTAATTTGTTGACACCGCTCCGCACGAAACCCATGCGACTACCAAGAAAACAATAAGAAGTTTTTTCACACTCACTCCCTACATCGGTACATCATCGCCGCCCTTCTCAAGCGCGATCTTCTTCTTGTCGAAGGCCATCTTGAAATTGGCCTTCGCTTCACCCTTTAGGTGACCATAGTGGTCGTTGAACACTATGGTGATTTCCTCAACCGTTAACGCACCTGAGAGGGCGTCCAGGGCTGTATGGTAGTCGGTAAGGGGTTCTTCGGCGGGTTCGGCATCTTCCTCTACGATAACTAACGGGTCGCTATCGAACTTGGCACCGCAGCCACCCTCCTTCTTCCAACATAGCCACCCGCCGCCATATTCCTCTTTCCCCTTGATGATTGCGGGCTGGCCGCATTGGGGGCAGACGGGACGGCCAGTAGGTGAGGCTTGGGCCGCTGGTTGGGGTTGGGGCGGCGGCTGTGGGGGCTTTACGGCCCCCTCAACGACCTCTTCGCTTATCTGCGCAACCTTGCCCCCCTCTTTTGCCAGGGACATGATTTGCGCCCTAACCTCTTCTGAAATAAGCCGCGCCCTGGCATTTCTGAGGGCCTTCATCGCCCCCTGTTCAAACCAGAAGTTGTTTTCCCTGTCGGTTACTCCTTCGCGGCTGGTAACGATGAGACGGCATTGCCGCTTTGTCCCGTAGGCACTATCAAGCATGACCTGTTCACCGTTTTTGTTGACGGCGTATCGTGTGGCCGATGCCTTGAAGAGAATATAGCGGTCGTCGGTAGGGTCAACGCCATAGTCCACGCCATCTTCCCTTATGACCTCACCCATCTTCGCCATCTCTCGACAGCAAGCATCCACCCCGACCTTGGACAACCCCCAGACGTCCTCGTTGCCTTGTCTGAAATTATAGGCCCATGCCTTGCTGATGCGACCCTTTATCTCCTCGATAATGGCCGCATCATCCATCAAGTCCATTAGCTGGTACGGGTCAACCTTTTGTACAACTGCTTGCTCATTCATCGCTATTCCCTCCGGGTGGTCATGGGGAAGAGTGCCTATCAATAAAATGGCGATAAATAAAGGGGCCCAAAGTGCCAGATGGAATTCCCGCCAAAACGAAAAAGATGCGTTGCCATAAACCAGCGCCCCAAATCAAAAGCACGGTTGCAACTATTAGTAAATATATGATTAGAGAAATAACTATAACCCACACAAACTCAATATCGAACATTATTGCCCCTTCGCACAGATAGCGCAGTCCACTATTTTCCTCTACCTCGATCAACTTCAGCATCGAGAGCAATCTGGTCATCTTCGAGTAGACAAGTTCCGGCCCCCATAAAATCACCATTCTCATAAAGTTGAATGTCTCGCTTGCCAATGCGGAGACAGAAATCGCCCTTGATGCCTCTCCAGGCTTTCACAAGACCTTCTTCAACGAAGGGGGGCTTGAAATTCAGATTGATTTGCTCTATCAGCTTGTCTATGTCCATTGTAATATCGATAACCTCTTGGCAGGGGTGGGGGTAATCATGGGCGACGACCACAGATATAGATTTGCGGGAAAAAACTGAGAGACGAAGCGCGATAATCTGAGCAAGAAAGGGGATTCTTTCTTAAGCCAAAAACAAAGCCCTTGGTATCAAGAAAGCCCAAAATGGCTTCCTTGTGGCTGTTGTCATGCAAGCAAATGTGTATGCACCCCCAAATCAAGCGGCGGATTGCTTTCGGGTGAGAATAGTCCAACAATGCAGTTCGCAATTCATCCATCAGAATTCGCATTTCCTCTGACGGGGCCCCATCAAGCGGTGCCTCCGTGTACCACTTCGGAAAAGTTGCGGGTGCTGCTGGTGCTACTTGCGGTGCCTCAACTACTACTGGTGGCATTGTGTGTCCCCCTTCATTAGAGGGATGCTCCAGCCATCAATGGCGCCCTCGAATCCCTTGCGGGAGTCGACCAAATCAAGCTGGAACACCCCAAATAGACGCCGGGAACGGAACAAGAGCCGGTAATCCTGGGAGGGAGTTACAGGCAAACCTCAATGCCCCGCCCCGGCCATAATTAGTCATTCCATCTCTCCGCTACCTTTGCGACAATGTAAGCCGCTGTGCCAGCGCAGATTATAATTACGAGTACCGCCGCAAGGAACTTCATCGCGTCTTCGCCAATGGACAATTGCCGATTTTGTGTTTGACGACCTTGCCCACGCCCGGACGGGCACAGTAGGTCATAACCAATCCCGCGCAACCCCTAGGAACAAAATGAAGGGCCTGTCGGTTGTCTCCCGCTTCCTCGCTATAGGTTTGGAAATATTCTGAGAATCGAAGATGGATACCATCCCAATCCATGAGATTGCTTGCCCCCCAGGGGTGTTGGGGGTAGGGATGATATGCTCCGCAAATCAATTCATGTATTTCGTCTGGAGAGCTATTCCATTCCTTTTGTTTCGCCCACCATTCCATTTCTTTAAGAATCTCCTTGGTTTTAGGATGGCGCTTCATCGCTACCACCTGAACCCGCAACTATACCAACTGCCGAGAACCATGCCGAGGGCAACGGCAACAATGAGAACGACTGCCCACGGTGTTGATAATGAGAAAGATGAACTTTTATGTATTGCGCGGTGTCCCACCTCAAAGCCTCCCATTGCTTCACTCCGATAAAGATTGAGTCCCAACACTATTGGGCCTGAAAACAACTATCGCGCTTGGAAATGGGGCACTGTTCTTATGACCATTGAACTTGAGTCGCCCCTTGATAAATCGGATTTCGTCGGCTTTCATTACATAAGAGTGCCACCACGATGTATCTGTGCGCGAAGGGATGAGACACACTATGGTTGCACGGCCCGCCTTGGCCTCATCGTGGGCCTTCTTTATCCACTTAGAGATTTCCCGTCCGAATGGGGGATTCATAAAGCAAGTCCCGCTCCAATTACAATCAAGCCCTCTGTCGCCCGGAAAGTAGTAGAAACATTTAGCGTTCTTTTCGTCCGCGCAGACATCCCAATTAAAATTGAACTCTTTGTCTAGTTCGTCGAACACACCTTGGGGCGTGGACCAATCGAGCCGCGTAGACATGAAATGAACGCTCACGTCAAAGCTCCCGCTTTATATCTATGACTGTCGCTAACAATGGTTCCGCCTCAGCTATGAGCCGATATGCCATATCAAGGTCTAGGTGGCCATAAACGTTCATGTGCATTATGGCCCGTTGGAGTTGCGAAACTATCGCGTCTATCTGGACTCTCGCAGCGCAGTCTCTACAGGTAGAAGCGGTCATGGGGTAGGTTCTCCCTCCATCCGCTTCACGAGACGGCGGGCTACGCAACCACAACATTTGCAATCCTTAGCATGGTCGAGGGCAAGATTCTTGTGCCACGCCACTTCTTTAATGACCGAATACATCTCCCGCACCAGCTTGAGCATGGCGGGAAGCATGAGTTGCCTAACAAACTGTATATCATTGGCAGATAATGATTCCATGTCTCCAGAGCGATGTGCCTCAAGAATTTGCTCCGCCCGCTCGATGTCTTTCAGCGTGATGGTCATGGCGTCACCCTAAAGGAAGCGGCCCGGCCCTGATAGATACAATGCACCACACCAGAGGGAGGGATTTTGGCAGGAGACCGAGCCGCTATCATGGATATGAAAACCTCGCTGCTTCGCCACAATGTTTTTGTAGGATTTGATTAACCCTGTCGTTGAACGAGATGCCCTCTCGCACAGCTTCTAGCTTAATCAGTTTGTGTACCTCGACGGGCACCTTCCTAATTCTTAGCTCTCTCGTTTTAGTGTTCATACGAGACAAGATACACCACGGGCACGAAGTTGTCAACTCTTTTTTCAGAAAAAATTCAGATTGGGATGTGGTCTATTTAGGGTTGGGGCGGGGCATCATTATTCCTGTCTTTCCACTCCTGATATTTCTCGGATAGCTCCAGCTTGTCTATGAGGGCCTCTAGGTACACGGCGATGTCTAGGGCTTCCTCTTGGGCCTCCCTAAGCAACTTGATGGGGGTAGAATCCTTACTTTCCTCTAGCGTGGTGCCGAACCTCTCCATCATCATGTTGGCTCGTTTAACCATTTTGTTTATGGTTCGCTGCCAAACCGGGCACTCAACTTTCATCCGAATAGACCGAGCTTATCAACCAAGATGGCGGCAAATACAAGTCCAATGCTTACAAATTTCCCCAACGTAACGGGCTCGCCCAAAACAACCATGCTGGTTATAACCCTCAACGTCCAGACGAAAAAACTAAAGACAATCACTCCCCCGATGAGAGCCGATGAGTGCTTTAGTAATCCATATATCCCGAAAGCAATCATAGCTTGCAAGGGGATTATTGCCCAGAGCATAGAAACGATGTTCCCCTTGTAAGCACGGTAGATGGTTTCATTCGCCACCGCGCCAAAGGCGGCAATTATCGCATAGAATATTTCAAGATAGTTCAATCGTCTCGCCCCACTTGGGGTTGCGGTGAATCTTTGTGATACATCCGCTTGGGATGTTGAGGGTTAACATAAACCCATCAGCTTTGTCCTCATTTTTGTCCTGGGCGTGAGCAAATGAGCGAGTAGAGTGAATAACGATATACTTTTCATCTGCCTTTAATATGAAACCATTTGTCTCACAAAGATTTTGGGCGAAGCAGAAATCATCATCCTTTGTATAGTGCCATTCTTCCGTGGAGGATGCATCACTCCACGCTACCATGACATGCTCTCCGGGCTTTAACGTCTTTGCTATCTCTGCCCAATTCATAACACCACCTTCTCTACGTTGATAATTTTAGTGTCCTCGATGCGTGCCACGACATAGCCGATTTCCGTTGGGTCGAAGCCCGCCCTCTCGCTATATGTCACCGCCGATTTTACGAAGGTTTTGAGAAACGAGCCCGTGGCACAGTACCATCTATGGTCTGGGTGAACGTATAGGCCCTCATGGCGGTCAATGGTGTATCTCTGTTTTAGTGCGCCTCCCTCGTCAACCAGATATAGATTGGTGGTAGGTTCGCTAACAAGGAGACGATGTGAGTGCCCCATCGCCATCAGGGATGCGGAACCAAACTTATTCTTCAGCTTTCTTTTCAGGGACAACTTCATGTTGCTTTCTTGCCTAACTGGGTCGTCGGCGGCGCTTCTAAGCGTTCCCCAGCCGTGCGCGGTGAAGGCTCTATACTGAACCCCGCTAGATTTCTTGCCCTTGTTCTGGACGGTAAGGGCGGCGGCGTATGTTCCATACGGAACCCCAAGCTCTCGGCAAGTATAGTCACGAACCATGTCCCCCACGCCCTTGTTTGCCAAGAGGATGTCGTGGTTTCCGGTGTGTATATAAAGGATGCGGTCTTTGATTGGCCGGAGCTTTTCGGTGATATTCTGATATTGAAGGATGATGCTGGGGGAGCCAGGGTCAATGTTCTCGGGCGAATACCGACGGTCTGCGACAAGTATGGCTTCACAAAGGTCTCCCATTATCGCAACGTAATTGTCTTTTTCGGCCAGAACCGCTCCTATCGTTTGGTCGATAGCGTCTGAGTGTTGCGCCACCGCCCCCTCATGAAAATCCCCTACAAGGAAGAGCTTGTGCGAGGGTGGCAATTCTTTCGTTATAAGCTCCATGTTCTCCTTTCCCGGCATTTAAGACAGGTCGCATAGCCCCTATCCATCTGCGAGTGCATTGGGTGGGTGCATCTGACACACCGACCACTCGCCGCGTTTATCTCTCTCCGTTTTTTCGAGGAGACCCGCGCTTCTTCTAAATGATGGGCGCAAACAACCTTGCCCGACTCGGATGGCTTGGGGCATAACATACAGAGCCCCTGCCATTTATGCCGGATGCGGTATCTTTGTTGCTTGGTTAGCATATAGGGGCTAGGGCTTCTTGGGATTGCGGTAGAGGAACATAAGTAACGCCCATACCCCAAGCCCAACCCATATGATAAAAAACTCAAACGGGCCGAGAACAACAGGCATTATGGGGTCTATGCTTCCGGGCTTGGCAAGGATAGCCGCCCACAGCGCGACCCAGATAGCGAACTCCCAGACACCCATTAGTCGCCACCACGCAAGAGATATATCGCATCTCCTGAGCCACGCAGGGCACCGAACCATGTCCCCACCTCTGCCCTAATGGTCTTAGGCACCCAGATATGGCACCCCGGATTCAAGATTGCGTTCTGCGTCATGTCGCCCCTAACCAATGCTTTCAGGTCCAGACGCTTCAGCTTCTCACCGGGGCAATATAGGATTGCGCTCTCCTCGGCTGCGGCTTGAGTAAGTCCGCCCGCTTCAACCAGGGCGTCCAATACCGTAGTCCTCGGCTCTACCTCAGTGGTGAGTTTGACTTGGCCCATAACGAGGGGTTTGTTAGCGGGAGTGCGGACGGCAAAAGGGCCGCTGTATCTCGGCAAAGTCCCCGCGCATCCGACAAGGAGCAGAGACATTAGAATGGACAATATAAATTGTCTCGTCATCAACTACCTTCCATCATAAGGTTTCCGCTTTAGCCCATAAGGATGCTTCCGCTCAAACCATTCCCTATGGGCTTCATAATCCCTAGCCCTTTTGCTCTTTCGGAAATCAATGGCTCTGTCTGGCGTGGCGTTTCTCATTACTCGTCTAAATCTGGAGCCGGGCAAGTCGAGCCGCGATAGTCGTACTCCTCTCCGCCCTCACAGGGGATGTTGGCGTCCTTCCATACCTTCCAAGGGATGCCCGTCACATCTCCCGCACACCCAACCACAAATAGACTCAGGAACAAAACTCCTAATAGCCTCTTCATCATTTATCACCTCCTCTCTAGTGGTATCCGTACATAGCTATAAACATCACTATGAATCGGCTAGCGTTGTACGCGACAAACCAAAGAAATACTCTCTTAGCTGTTCCCATTGGCAAGCCTGTTTATCTTGGCCGCACCCGTCATAAAGCCAAGGCCCAACCAGAGTTGCCAAGCCTGCTTGCCGAAAGCGATGAGGCCGAGATTGCCCGCGCTATATTCAAGCCCCAAACCAAGCACCTGGTTGACAACGGCCAAGACCGCCATCGTCGCAACGATGTAGGTTTTTTTGCCTTGAATCATGCCCCGCGCACCATTTAAGAATCCTAAAATCTTAAACATCCGTCCTTCCTCCTAGTTCCAAAGGTATCCATTGTCCTCTGGTAGTTTGGGCGTAAAACAGTCTTGCCCTTCCATCTCTTCAATATTTCTAACCTCCCACAAGGGGGGGCCGCAAATGCGACATATTGCTCTAGTGGTTAGCTTGATGGCATCAAACTCATCATCAGCCCCCACTAGGAGGTCTTGTACGTTGTCACACTTCTCGCAGCGTGCAGTTACCTTGAAGGTCTTTACTTCGTTCATAGTCTCTTGGGTTGAATGTGCAAGTGGTCGCCTTCATCAATGACCTTCAGCCCTAGCCTCGGGGCCATAATCTCCATGCGCTGGCGGCCATTCAAAGTGGTTCCATGTTTGTCTGAAACAGTGGTCGCCAATAGCTCTGCCTTGCTCCAGGTCCAGTCAACACCCATCATCAGGGTGTGGTAGCTGGTCAAGACGCCCCCAATCTCATCGTTACCGAAAGATGAGCGGCCCCAAGAGGTCACCCTTCCCCCGCAAGCTACTTGTAACTGCAAGCACGCTACGCAAAATTCTATAAAAGTCATTCTTTAACCTCCGTGCATTTCTCTCAAAACCTTGGTTTTAATTATCTCCAACGCACCCAAAACATGAACATAGGTGTATCTGCCAGCTATGCGATATTGGGTATATCCACGGGTATCCATGTGAAATGAAATAAGGGTTTCAATTTCGGATTGGTTTTCAACCAAATCGTCTATTAACTCCCTTACATCTTTCAATGCTCCGAATCTAAAATCTTTAGGTTCAACCCCATTGCCGGAACCCTCTATTACTATGAATTCTCGCTTGAGCAATTTCTCAACTTCTTTTCTAGTGTTGCTCATTTCATCATTCCCCCGTCAATGCCTGCCTTACTATCCAAAGCGCCATTCCAACTATCGAACCGACGACCATCCGTAGGGTTATCGGCACCCATTTCATAGAACTCAAAGCATCGCTATGCCCCTCAAGTAATTCTTGATGCTTGTCTTGGCGCTTCACTAGATTGCCAGAGACCACTTCTTGCTTTACGACCTTGGCACCAATGATTTTGAATGACTCTTTCACCTCCGTCATGTCTGCCTGTATATGTTCCACCCGCTCGGCGGTCTGGATGATTGTGTCTCTGAGGTCGTCCATTAGCCTCTAGTCTCGAAAACAGCGGTGGGGGTGGTTGGTTGAGTCGGAACCCTGCTTTGCGGGGATGGCACCGCACTCTCAAGCAACCGCCTCAGCCTTCTAGTTTCCGTCCTTTTTTGTTCAGGCGTCAGCCTTCTATCCCTTTGCGTTGACCTAATCCTCGCCCTGATTTTTCTTATGTCCATCTTGGTTCCGCGAATTCTCTTTCGTCTTTCAAGGGGTTCGTCAACTGATTTAGTCTTGAGGCCGAATACAGCGTTAGCAATGGCTTGCTTGAGACTATCGGGGGGCTGACCGTAGAAATTAACGCCTCCCGTGCCAAGGCCGAACTCGCCCTCTATTGCCTTCTGTACCCTCTGCCACGAATAGCCCTTGAGTTCGGTTCCAGGGATGCCCGCCCAAGCCGGGAGCCACTGCTTCCAGAAGTAAGAGCCGACCTTCTCTGCTATTTCCGCAGGGCCGTCCGTTGTAGGATTCCAGATTTGAACATCCCTACCGCCCCCAGAGAGAAACATATTTTTATTCGTGAGTATCTCGATGGCTCCCTTGGATACAGGATGTTGGAGGGGCTGTACGCCCCTCGGCACAATGCCTTTAAGAAAGCTGATGTCTCCCTGCTCCGCTATGTCGCCCCAAGGAAGAATATATGTTAGGTCGAGATACAGCGTCCTGTCGTTCTTGTCCTTGAAGGGTAGAGACAGATAATACCCAACCTTCATGTAATCGGGCATATCCTCTTTTCGTGCCTTCATCTCCTCAACCGATTCGCCTTTCTTTAGTCGTGCGAATTCTTCCATCCCCATAAACGCAAGGGGGTATTTCCAGAAACGGACGGGGTTATTGACCGCTGCCTCTGCTACCCTTGGTAGGGCCTTGTAAACAAAAGTGACGAAGGGTGCGCCCAAGGGTGAGCTTCTGAGTATGTGGACAATGCGAGGCACATCGCTGTAATCGAAAAGCCACTTAAGGGCATCGTCAACTGCGTCAATATGACTCATCCCTCGCGCTTCCCTGTTGTGGATATATTTTGCCAGCTTGAAGATGTTCTCCTCAGCGGCGTAAATCTTTCTTGCATGTTCCGCCCCTAGCTTGTTTCCGATATTCCTCTTTACCTTGATGAACTTGGTGAGCGCATCTTGCTCTTTCACCGTAGCCCACCCATCTACGAAAGCCTGCACCTCTATGTCGGCGAAGGTCGTCTGAAGCGCACCATCGTTCATCATGGCCTGGAAATGCTTGCCTTCGTTTCTAAACTCATTGAGTGCTTTTGTCAAGTATTTCGGTTGGGTTCTAAGAGGCAACCCACCAAGGTCTGCCAATATACTATTGGACATTATGTTCCTGAAGTGGGTCGGGGGATTGGCAATAACCTTGAAGAACTTCCAAGTGGCAGTTATCTCACCCATGAGCTTCGACCAGTTACCCCTCTGCCTTGTCATAAATTCTAGCTCATTAAATATCTCCGGGTGGACATATTTCCCATTAAGAACCCCCAAATTATCCCTCTTGGGCAATTGCTTGAAGCCTACCCTGGCCACATCGTCTGCCCACTCAGGATTATTTAGAATGGTCTTAAACATCTTGGCGTAGGCAATGTCGTGTTTCATCTCGGCCATCGCCCGCGCAACCGGGAAGGCGGGCTTTGTGATTTCACCGTGGGCCTTACGCCACTCGGGGGGAAGGTCAAGCCGCCGCTTTGTTCCGCTGAGGTTCATCCTCATTCGCTTAAATGGATAGCCCGATGGCTCCCTGGCAAGCTCGTTCACAAGATACATTCGCCTCATGTGAGCCGTGCCACCAAGACGATAGGCCGTTTGTATGCGAAACTCTATGTCATCTATCTTCTCTACGATTTTCCCTATTTGCTTTGCCCTGCCTGGGAACTTCCTGGCGGCCCTCGCAGTCTTGGCGATTTCCCCCTGAAGAGCCGGAACCCCCACTCCCTCACTCTTCAGTACTCTGAAGCCTTGATTTATCAACTGTGGCAGGGGCTTGTCGTCCACAAGGAGATCCATCGCATCCAGTTCGTCCCGATATAATTCCCAGTTCTCGGCCGTTATTTCTACATAGTCCTCTACACGCTTTCCAGCGCCCTTCAACCTGTCCAGCCTGCGGTTAATCCTTCCGCCAGACAGCCTTTCTATTTCATTCTCAAGCGAACGCCTCCTTAGAACTAATTGATTGATTTCCTTTCGGGATAGCGCCTTAATAAACGTATCTTGCGGAAAGATGTCTAGCTCCTGCCCCACCTTCCAAGTGGCATCATATTCAGCGTTTATAGGATTTATGATGTTGTCAAACTCTTCGATGGTCGTGAGGCCCCCACGCTTTAGTTGGCCCAATCGTTCTTCGATGGCGGCTGGTCCTATGGGCTTCCCTGCGCGCTGACTGATAGCCTCTACAAGCTCCTTTGATGCCACCAATTCCTTGCCAATTTCGCTTGCCCTTTGTGCCCCTAACTTTGATTCGCCCCGAGCAACCCTAAGAAGCCTCTTCCATTCCCTCTGGGCAGGTATCGCTATCTTCCCCGTAATCCTCCTTGCAAGAGCTGGTAGAGCCACAGATATTGCCTTCCATGTGGAAGGAGCCAAAAGATGCTTATACAACCCCCATATAAGGGGGTCAGTTATCAGGTCAACGCCAAAACTTTTGACAAACCCAGGCTCTTTGTAGCCCCGCGCCTTCAATAAATCCTCACCCGTTACCCCCTGCCCTCTCAAGAGTGCATTGGCCCCCGATTCCTGGGCGGCATCTAATATGTTCTCAAGAATCCCCAAGGCTCCTTCGTCTAAATTCTCTGTTTCAAATACTTCCTTCGCCGCACCCCTGACTATGGCCCCCGGCACAACAAACGGACGCAACGCAACTTCCATCTGTCTCGGGTCGCCCAATGCAAGTTCTTCGGGGAGCCCTGCTTCGGAAACATCCTCCAATCGAGGGATGGCGATGGGTTCGAGGCCCGTCTGAAATTCCTTCTCATTTACCTCCCGGCCTTCCTGCTTATTGTAAATATCCATAAAACTTGTTGTCCGCTGTGCAAGTCCTCCACCGGGGGTTTCTCCTGTTCCAACAACGGGTTCGTCTCTTTCGGGGGGCTGGGCAAGTACGCCCGCTGGCGTTATATACAACGTGATGTCAGGCTCGTTAAATGTTTTGGAGAAAGGAGCGGTTTCGGGGTTCTCCGCCGCTTCCATCTTGTTATAGATGTCTAAGTATTTGTTATTGGTCGGCATTAACCATTGCCCCGTTATTGTGTTACCTTGAACTGAAGTCTGAGCAAGCGAACAATTGTCTCTTCGTTATAGCCATAATTAGTTTCTAGCTCTTCCCCTCGCTTCTCAAACTCATCGGGAGATATTTTCGGCTTTCTCTTTGTGCGATAGTGCGCTTCAAGCGTTCCCCACATAAGCCTCTCTACTTCCTCTGGGTCTGCCCGACCCAACAACTTTTCTTCAGCATCGGTTATGAGAGACCTCAGGTCGTCAAGGTTGTTGGTCGCAATCGCCTTTTGTCTTTCTTGCCTGTAAGACTTGAGCCTCGCTAGGGTTCTTGCCTCCGTCCTTTCTCCGACTTCCTCTGGAGTTAGGGGGTCTTTTCTTTTGATGGCTTCGTCGTAAACCTTTTGTTCTGACGTTGTTAATGGTATTCCCCTCGTTACCTTGTCTAGTATCGTTTCCCGCACGGTTCGACTTTTCTGCCGCATCTTTCGCTTTGCTTCAAAAAACTTGCCCGCCGCGTTAGCCATTTTTGTCTTATTGTCTGGGGTGGCCCGCTGGAATGCCTCACTTTTCGTAAGATTCTCCAACAATCCACTTTCTATTGTATCGAGCTTTGCGGCATTGGCTGGAAGGTTGAAGTCTATGTCTTTAGTTGCGGCGTTGTAGCCAATCATCAAGTCAGCCATCCCCGTCACCACTTGCGTGGGTGAGTTCTTAGGAACTCTGTAAGTAGAACCTGCGGCAGCTAGGCCCTGATTAAGAAGGCTAACTCCCGCGCCCCTGCCCCCCTCCGTGTCCAAAAGCAACCTGCCCTGCTCAATCTTCTGAATCGGCGTTAGTCTCTTGACCTCTTTCGCGGGCACCTTCGCCCCGATGCCAGCTTTAGCTCTAAGCTCAGGAAGGGTCAGGAGCGATTCTGTGCTTGGAGGCCCCAACGAAGGTGGGATGAGTTGTCCGGGCGGAGCGGGTTCCCTTCTGCGGGCAATTTCACTGAGCGCCGCTTCCTGCCCCTGAAACGTGGTAGCCGCTCTACTTTCCTGCGCTAGTCGGATGCGATTCTCTAGTTCACGTTGAACCGCCTCCACCTTCGCCTGCTCTTCTTGTAGGGAAAGAGCTTGAAACTGCCTCGCGAGGTTTAACCCCTTGAACAGATTGCCAGTGGCAAACTCTATCTCTCTCTGTCCCGTCGGGGGTATGCGTGTGATTGGCATTATTAGCCCCTGCTAAGCGCCGTGCCAAGGGAAGCACCTGCGGCACCGCCCACACCTGCGCCTATCGCCGCACCTGGAAGTGCGCCAATGCCTCCAGTCGGGATTCCACCAATCAAGGCTCCTCCAATCCCACCAATCACCGCTCCCGCACCAGCAAACACACCCGGAGCCCTCGGCCCCTGGCTAAGTATCTCAGGATTGAACTGCGCCGCTCGGATTCTGCCCAATGTCCCACCTAGCTGAGTCTGGGCCTGCCCCAATCCTATGCCGAAACCAGGAGAGGCAAGGTTCCTAAGAGGGGCAGTCGGAACAGAGGGATTTACTTGCTGTATCCCAAGTTCGCTGGAAAATTGCAGATTTTGTAATAGTGCCTGAGCAATGGCAGAGGCTTTGCTTGCCCCGAACTGGCCCAACGCCTGAGCTCCAGAGGTGGTGCCAAAGGGGTTGAATCCTTGGTTCTGAAACTGAGCAATTAACGCTTCTTCTTGCTGTCTGAAGGGCTCTTGAAATGCCTGACCGACAAGTCCGGCCTGACCCCGCAACCCTTCAGGCGAGAACGTCTTAATTAGGTTCTGTAGTATGAGGTCTTGAAGCGTCCTAGACGTTCCCGTGACGCCTTGTTGGAGGCCGAGGGTCTGCTGCTCTAGTGCCCTCTGGCGCTCAATATCGCCTGCGGCCCCCGTGAAGGCTGATGTAGCGCCCGTAAATGCCCCCGTCTCAGCAGCCGATGGAGGCGGAGCTGGAGGTGCAACATCCTCTGTCGTGCCCGAAAAGAATCCCATTAGAGTTGCCCTTTCTCTTTCTTGCGAACAAGCCGCATAATCTTAACCATGTTTGGACTCTCAAGCTCAAGCTCATCGTCTATCTGCTTCTCCAGTTCCCTTAGAATCTGCATCTGAGTCTTAACGGATGGGTCGTAAACGACCTTGTTCCCATCCCACTTCCATTGCTCCCTAACGCCTTCCGTTGGGAAGTTGGCCACGCTCACATCTTCAAAGGGCAAGCCGCCTCTTTCGGGCCATACCCTATTGAGGGCTGACTTAATGCTCTCTCCCGCGTGTGGTATAGCGAGGTGAATAAAAAAGCTCCCATCCGGCTTAATGAATATCCTTCTCATTAGTGTGCCCCTATTGCAATTAGGCAGATAAGGTCAAGGTCAACATCTGTATTGGCGTCCGTCCCTGTAGTATTTATCTGCATGGTTCCAGCGGCCTTCGATATGATGGAAACGTTTCCGCCATCACCGCCGTCCTGCGCTGACATGGCAGCCACGGCGTAATTGGCATCTGAGAAATCCCTATCCCACGAAATGGTGTATAATCCCGTCCCATTGTCAACGACGCCCGACACATTAAAGCTATCGTTAGTCGCAATGGTCCCCGTCCCATCAAACTCTATCCACCCCTTAACGAAGTTGGACTTGTAAAGCTGGTTGGCGTTCGGGGTGCCCTGCGGGTCTATCGTGGGCACGATGGTATCCGAGGGATGCGGGGAAAAAGCAGGCGAGTTGGAACCCTGCACCAATATGGCCCCGTCTATGTAGCTAGTCGTATTGGAGGTGTTTATCTGAAGTTCGGGGGTAACGTCTGTGGCGGACGAGTCTATGGTGCGGGTAACGGTCAAGAACTGAAACGTGTTGTCGCCATCGTGAAAAGAACTCGTCCCCGTGCCCACGCCGTCCGATATGGCAAGCCTGGTGGTGCTTGATACAGATGCGCTCACCCACGCCCCGAACGTTACCACCCGACTATCAAAGTAATTAAGCTGGAAGTCCGGGTGTATCCCAGAGACATCCTGGGAAAGAGTTAGGTCGGTCCCCGCCCTTGTGACGGCGGCAGAATACGTCCCCAACTTGAACGTGGTGCCTTCTCTGGCGACAGTTGCGCTGGCCCCAGTAAGAGTCCATCCATCTGGGGCAGATGAGGTGCCAACCGACCAATGTTCCATGCCGCCATTTTTAATAAGGTTTTGAAGGTTTGTGGTGGTGTCTATGGCAGTCACGGTGTTGGGGCCGAATATAAATGCGCTTACCGCTGTAGAACTTGTGGTCAGGGCGATGGCGAACACGCCCGTCTCAAACGTGGTAGTGGGGACGGCCTTGCCCCCCGTTGTCGAGGTCTTGAGATAGTCCCTTATGGCCGTAGAGCCTGTGACGTTGAGGGTGGTGACAAACCCGCCTACGCAGACAAGTCCTTTGGAAGTGTTGTTGGTGCTTTCAAGGACTACGCAGGGGAGGAAGGTATTGCCTTCGGTGGTCGTGGTGGTAAAAGAACTTGCGTTAGCCGAGTCTATGACGACTACAGCGCCCACTGCGGCAGTGCCACCAGACTGGTTTGTAAGGACTCGGACATCAGGGGCGGTCCCCGTAAAATCCGCACCGTCGTAGAAGATGGGTTGATTGATGTCTGAGCGGTAGAACAGCCTTCCTTCGTTAAGCTCCGAACCCGGATTGGATGTGGCGCTCTCAATGACATGGCTGATTATCTGATTGCCGTCTGCATCGAGGTTGCCCGTCAACGGGCTTATGAGCGTTAGCGCGTTGTTGTAGATATTGTCAAACTCGCCCTCTTGTTTTGTCTCTGTAAGGGCGGTTCCATCATTGAACTCATTTAAGCGTGATAGTGCCATTAGTGTGATTCCTCTGTTACCATAGGAGACAGCCACATTATTTCGAGCCCTGTTTCATTCGTGCTGTGGGCTACTGATAATTCCATTCTCTCTCCGCTATCAAATATTTCTACCTCGTCCGATAAGATTCTATCTTCTCCAATGTTGTCACCTATCAAGTTGGTCCCCATCACAAATCCTTGCCCGTTCACGTTCATCGTAGCCGTGTTAATTGGGCCAAGATTGTTTTTGTCGGACACTCTATAAGTAAGCGTCGCCGTGTCTGAGATTTTATTATTGATATATGCATACTTGAGCCTCTTGTGGCCCTTTCTCATTACTGGATTTATGAATGCTACGCTTCCAAGATTTATGGTTCCCGTTATCGCCGCAGAACCGTTGTCGCTGAAGGTGCTGTCGTCCTGAAGATTTACGAATCCTGCGGTGTCGCCCGTTATAAGTCTTTCCCGTCCATTTAGGTTTATGGTTGCCATAGAGATAGGGGCCAGTCCTTTCCATTCTTGCCACTCAAAGTTTCCATTCTCATCTTGGATTGCCGTTGACATGGAATAGATAAGGTCGTTGGTGCTTGACCCCGAAGCGGTAACGCCAAAGCAGACAAGATTTTCTTCTCCGTAGTAAATTCCCACGATATTTTCAAGACGACCCTTGCCAGTATTTAGACCAGACTTCCATGAATCTTCAATGGCCAGGCTGTGTTCGGTTGCTTCTAGGTCGCCGAACTTCTCTACTGTGGATATAAGATGGAACGAAGGCTTGTTAGACACAAACCCTATATCGTTACCAACGGGTACGATGGATTGATGGCTTAGTGTGGTAATGCCCCTAACGACTGGTTCCAGAGTCCAGTCGGAGGGAGTGCCTATAGCCGGAGTATTGAGGCGATATATGGCCGCACTTTGCCCGCGGCCTCCGGCATAAAAGACATATATTAGGTTGAAGTGGCTCATTGATAGGCCAGTTATCTTTCCGTGGTCTTTGATGATATTCGTAATCGTTCCGCCGTTGTTAGACCAATCAAGAATGTCGTTGACGCCTGAATAATCAATGGAAGCCCCATCCTTGCCAGCGGCAAAAAGCCTCCCTTTGTGTGAGACGACATATTTATGGTTTCCCATGCCCGTCACATCTTGGGTGAGTCCTCCGCCATCTGTGAATTGGGGCGCGTCACCCGCTCTATTGCACATCACGACCTTGTCATCGAGGACGGCAAAAGAAGTGAGGCTATCCGCCGCCCACGACAGGCCACTCTTGGAAATATCATCCCTGTCGCTCGACGCCTCGGCAGATGAGAATATCTTGTCCTCTGCCGTTATGATTACGAATTGCCTACCGTCTGAGCGGTGAAAGTCGAATACCCCCGTTACGGTGGGGGTGCCAGATATTGCCGACCCAAAACGTATCTGTGCCCCTCTCTTGCGTTTCGTTCCTCGAAGGGTGGGCAGAAAGTTACTCAACAATATTTCCTTAGAGACGCCCGGCCCCGGCAAGAGCGCCTTGCCCATGTCAAACAATATTGGTGTCTGCGTGGTCGGCATTTAGTCCCCGTTCCCGTGCGATGTTTGTTTGGTTTGGAATATCCACTCAATCTCCATGTATGTTTTTCGCCCAAGAAAACAATTACAACTAGCGCAAATCCATCCCATTCTGAGATAATCAACCCGCCATTCCGACGCTCCGCAGTTGCAAATCCAATTCATTCTCGTTTACCTACCCGGAAAAGCATTACAGACAGCTTCGAGGTTAGGCGTTAGCCTGGGCCGCTGTGAGGTCTTGCGAACATCACTCAGCACCTTCGCCACCTCCTGCTCGTACTTATTGCGTTGCTCTTCCTTGCGCGGGTCGTCCCTATACTCGTGCCCGATTGCCAACGCACCATCTATGAGAATGGGCACGATGTTCTCTGGCATCTCGGGAATGTTGGCATCTGCCGCCATCTCGACGGGAATATGCTGGGCACGAACAATGAGCGAGTATTCATCGTCAGCGTGCGGCCCAAGTTGGAACCTCTGCCATCCATCGGCCTTCTGGCTACCACCGGAAGCACCAGCACCAGTTGTTCCATTCCACGCTTGCCTGAGCGTGAGAGCGGTGTCAGAAGCTATGGAACTGACTTCCCTCCAAAGGGTGTCGGTTGACGCTTTTCGTACCAAGTCCCCGACCTTGGCTTCCGTAAGAAACGCTGTTCCCGAGCCAGTTACGGCGGTGTCCTCATCATTGAAGGTGACAGTCCCCGTTAGGGCCGTCACGGCCCCCTCTTGGGCGTCTGGGGGGTATTCTGAATAATCGACTGGCGTTCCCGGTGAATGATTGTCGCCATACTGGTCCATGAACTCCTGCGGGTCGAGCTTGCCCAGGGGCTGAACTTGTCCGCGAATCTGTAAAGACAAAATTTCATGGGTCATGGGAGGCATAAGAACTGTGTCGTCCCATATCCGCCATCCTGATGAAGTGGTAGTCGTCCCATTAAATATCTGGTCCATCTCAATGGCTGTGGCGGATGTAAACGTGCGGATTGTGTAGACCTCAGAGAAGGCGTCCAACTTTATCTTTTGACCAACCAAACCCGAAGTGAATACGGCAGAAGCAGCCGAAACAGTCGCGTCGTCAACCGTAAAGGTGAGTTCGATTGTGGATGAAGTCGTGGGCGCAGTTGTAAGGACAGTGGAACGGCGGACGGCCCACGGCGCGACCTTGTTCGGCCTTGAATGCAAATCCTGGTAGGCGACGTTAATCCAGTTCTTAACCTCGGCAAGAAGCACGGTGTTGGAACTGGAAGAATGAAGCCTTGCCAGAATCCTGTCGTATAGGTTTAGAAATGTCCACTGCATTTGACGGCTCTCTCATTATTTATGTTTCTTTAACCTGTGCATCCTTAGCGCGGAGTCAGCCTTTTTCTTGGTATCCTTTGTCCGCGTAAAGTGACAATCATCACATGCGACGGTAAAAGACTGTGCCTCTGTAGGCTCCTCTTGCTCAAGGACGGCCACGGCAACTTCAGGCGGTGCGATTCGCGCCTCTATCTTCTCGGCGTCGGGAATCCCTCCCGGAACAATATCGCCACCGCGCATGTCAACGCCCGAATATTGTCTGAAGGGAACAATCTTGCCCAAGTCATTCTGGCGTCTCAGAATCTCAACATTAGTAAAGTCAACATCGTCGTTTGTGGGGTCTAGCTCCCTCTTGGCATCTTTCCACCGCAGAATCTTAGACTTGTTTGCCTTCTCCCATTTCCTGTGGTGGTCGCCAGTTCCGGGTGTTGACCTAACCATGTCTTCCCTGAAGGGCATGTTATCGCTAATCTCCGCCTCAAGCGTGGCGATTTCCCTATTCAACTCATCTCTACGCTCAAGCGTCGTTGGCGGAGGCGTCCCCTCCTCCAAGAATTTATTTATCCGATGCAATTGCGCCCCGACCTCGCCCTTGTTAAACTTCCCATCCGGGTCGGGCTGGTCCATTATCACTTTCAACCTATCCCGCTCTTCTTCGTTATCTCTGATTTGTCTTGGCTTGAGAAATTGTGTGCCCATAAAACCTCCTATCTTTCGTAGCAAATTTTGAGCGTTGCGGCTGCGGCACCCAGACCGTAAGCCGAGAAGTTTCTGATAGCATCCTCGTTATTAAGGACAATCACAAAGACATCATCCTCTAGCGTCGCCAATAGCCCACCAGTCGCCGTCGCGGTGGTCCCATCAGCCCTCCACATGACATGAGAGTCAGTCACCGTTATGAGTGCCCTTCTGACAGGCGGGACTGAGCCGCCGGGTTGAAACGTAGCCTGAGTTAGCGAACCCGTCCCATTGATTGAGACGGTCACGCTCTCACAAGCATACTGAACCCCCTCGACGGTAATGGATTGGGCGGACGCAACGCCTACCCATGCCAGAATGATAATTGCTGTGAGCCTCAGAACTTTCATATATCCCTCCATTATCCCGGCCACACCTCACCATCGTTAAAGGGGTCGTTGGCCTCTGGATTGACGGCTTCAATCCGTTGGCGGGTCGCAAGGGTTGCTATTTTGCTCTCCGCATCTATGGCATACTGATAAATGTCTTGTGCGGTTATCTGCGATGGCGTAGCCCCTCTACGGACTTCGGGCGAACGGAATGTTCCCGCGCCCGTCTTGAGCGCATTGAAGTTATTCCACTCAGGAACATGAACCGCCGAACGTCGGCCAGCCTCTTCTTGAAATCTTCTAAGCAACTCCGTTTTTTCCATTGCGTAATCTGATACATGGTCCTCTACGGTTTGCCTCACCAGGGTTCCCTGCTCGGGAGTCAGCGGCCCATACTTAATCAGGATGTAACGGGGAACTATTATTGGCTTGCCGTTAGAACCAAGGACCGCTCGACCTTCATCATCAATCTCTCTCGACAACCGAGCTATCCCGGTAAACCCCGGAATGGCAAGTTGCTTAAGCTCGTTAATAAGCAATCGCTCCGATATTTCTTTGTCTGGCAACTTAATCACCCAACTTCCCTTATGCGTACTTCATCCTAAGTCCAATGGGTCGTAGGTCATCTGTGTCCGACTGAAAATTACAGCCCACATAATCATTTGCCGCAAGCCCCGTTAAGGCGGCGGAGATGTCAAGCTCTGCTATGACATTTATCGTTACCGCCTTTGTGGCATCGGTTTGAGAATCAGAGTTTGCATCAGGTGCTTCTCCAGCAGCCCCAAAGTCGGTTAATGTGTCCCATTGCACCGTCTCCGTTGCGTCTGGAAGAATAATAACCACCATGTCAGTAAGACTTGAAAAGTCATTGGGGACGAAGAAGTTAGTATTAAACTCTTGGGTAGAGTTTGTCACCTTCGTAGCAAAGTCTCCTACGGTTGATGTATAGGCAGTACCAGAGCCCCCTTCCGAAAGCATCGGGATAAAAATTTCCTTGGTGGCAGAGCCAATATTGTCATCTACATATTTCTTGGTGGCGGCGTCCTGGTCCGTTGTGGGGTCAACAACATTAGTGAGTTTGTTAGTTCCCATGCTCTGTTCGCCCGTGAAAGCCCTTGTTCCGGCAACCAATGTGTATTGCGAGTGGTCGTCATCTGAGAGGCCCGCTATGCTGCCGTGGTCAAGGGCTCCTTCAAAATTGGCAAAAGTAATGTTTTGGTTGCCACTATCTGTGATATCAGTAAATGCAACGAGGTCGCCAGCGGCGATGCTTGTGTCTGTCGTGATTTCGTTGAGGTCCAGCGCAAACGACCTATTGGCCGCTATGGTTCCACCACCAGACAGACCTTCTCCGGCAGTCAACGTGACCGAGGTATGGTCGATGTGTTCGTTGGCGACGAACCCCGTCAGGCTGTCATGGTTCAATGTGCCTTCAAAGTTAGCGAAGGTGATATTTTGATTTCCGCTGTCGGTGATGTCGGTGAAGACCACCAAATCCCCGGCAGCAATCACGGTGTCAGTTGTTATCTCGTTAAGGTCAAGAGTAACCGTAAGGGCGTCGCCGCTAATAGAAGTATCTATTCCCGCAGAGCCAGCGATAGTAAGGGTGTCTGTGGTGGTGTTTGCCGCGACTGAGCCGCTATCAGAGGACATCGTTTCCCACAAGTTCTGGTCGGCTCCAACCACAGCGCCACCGCTGGTAAGCTGGATGACATTTCCACCATCGTCCTCATAGAAAAGCTCTGAGGCGGCAGACACATCCTTCGTATATACAAAGCCCCTGTTGGCAACGGCGGCAGGGTCGGAGGCGTTTTCCCCCAAAGCTATGGCTCCCAGGACTTCCACGTTCCCCTCTACGCCAATATCATCGCCACCGGATACAACGGTAAAGGTAGAGCCAACTCCTACGCGAAGAAGCAGTCCGTCGAGCGATAATTCGTTGTCATCCAGGTCCAAGTCAAAAGCCTCGGAGCCGCTGGAGTCAAAGAACTTAAGAGTGGTGTCAGCAATCTCGTATAGGTCCGTGTTGGAACCCTGCTGCGTGAATCTGAAATACCGCCTACCCATTCTTAGATTTCCCCAACCGTGTCGAATGCCTCTCGCAGCCTTGACACTTTTTCAAAGATTTCCTTGTCATCGAGTTTCATCAGCCTTAGAATCTCACCAATCTTTTTCTTCCCATCCCCATCAATGGCCTCGTACTGGTCAAAGAAGTTGGCATAAGCAGATGCCCAGCCCTTCAGGTCTTTCTCTATTTTTTCCACCCGCTCTACTAGCATCAGCGCATCAACCAACTTGTTGCGCGTATAGATAGTTGAGAAGTGTTCATGCGCGGCGTTCTTTTGTTTGTCGCTGAGGTCGTCAAAAGTTATGCCTGCCATGTCTTTCTAGGCTCACCTCTACCTGAAATAAGTCACCTTAATCTTGCTATCCGACCCCGTTGCCCTTATAGCTTTGAAGTTCTGAATCATCGTCTTGCTTGTCAGAATGATTACATATTCATCCTTTGCTAAATGGCCTACCGAAGTCGTGGGAGTAGTAGAACCATCTATCGTATATCTAAGATTCTGGTCCTCTACCGTGACTACTGCCCTGTGTACGGGCGGCACGGTGCCGCTTGGTGCATAAGTAACGGCAGTAAAACTCTTTGCCGAGTTTGATACCGTAATGGCTTCGTGTGCGAAAGCGTCACCGTTCCAAATCATGGTACTCATCACATCACCACCGGGATTCTCTTGGGTTGCTTATCCGCAGACCAATCAATGTAATTTTGGGGCGTGTGGAGCACCCGTGCGTCAGCAACAACCGCCGGGGTAAGTGTCGGCATACGCCTTGGCCTACGCATTGCCAAAAAGTAATCGGGCCTACGCCTGAATACGCCCGTATCGCTAACCATTCCTTCTCTCTAGCGCCGCCTTGTCCGAAGCGGCTTTTCTCGCGTTGTTGGCAATGACGTAATTATCCCATTCATCAGGGGCTTCTTTAGAAAACCACATCGCCATCTTTTCGCAAAACTCTACCCATTCATCGCGGGACAACCTCTGCCAGTAAGGGCGCTGGTTGCGCTTGGAACGATAGACGGCCATATCAACATCTGATAGAGCCATAAGTGCTGCCGCTTTTTCTCTGGACATTAGCCACCCACCTCCTCAAAGTAAAGAGTTCCAGACATCGTAAGCGTGTCTGTGGTATTCATGTTGACCACGACCACGTTTCCTACTTCGACTACAATTCGCATCTCAGGCGTGGGCAGCCAGATGAAAGGCAGAGCGATGTTCCATACCTCGCTGTGGATAACCTCAATGCCGGTCACAAGCTCTACGGTTTCGTTGATTGCGACATCAGCAAGCTGTGTGGCATCCCCCTTGTCCAGCTGAACGGTCGCCAAGTCGTCGGTGACCGCATCCGTCACCCTGTTGATTCTGAGACTGACCATCGCAGCGGAAGCGTCACCTACATCAGACGACTGACTTATATAGATGGCGTGGATGATAGCGGGGACAGTCAACGCCTCTATCTGAAAGAGGTCTTGTTGCGCCGAGACCGATACCTCGGAAAACTGGACTGTGTACATGCGGCCGATTTTCTTACCCTCCCTTCTTGTGTTATCTCGCCAAAAGAACCCGTAGGTTCGTGTGGTAGGTGTATCGGAATGGTTGACTCACATCCGGTGGCGCGGTAATCGTAATCGGCATGCGCCTTAGACTACGCAGGAGCAAGAAGTAGTCGGGCCTGCGCCTAAATGTTTTCTTTTTATATTGCCCTCCCATGCCGATTCCTCACCCCGCCAGAGTGGTTCTCAAGCTCTTGTGATAGGGATACCTAAACGCTTGGCTCACGCCAGGAACTGCCACAGTCGCCCACGGCGCGATGTCTTCCATGCGGAAGGGGCCGAAGAGGTCTCTGCCGAGAGCTGCGTGTTCTGCGTCAGACAAAAATCTATCGTAAGCCAGGACACAGACCGTAGTTCGAAGCATGGAATTTACAAGTGCTGTTGAACTGTAAGCAGCCATAAGCCCAACAGGAAGCACCGCAGTTACGACCTTACCCGCCGCGATTGATGTGTCACCAACTATTCGCTCACCGTTGACGAAGCCCCTGAATATATCTCCACTCCGAAAGCTCCACCCCCACACAAGAGGCAAGTTCGTGCTTGCGTATTGGGCTGGTATAACTACGCTATAATTAGCCACCCCGGAAAAGAGGAGCCATAGACTATTGTCGGCTACAAAGCCCACTCTCCATCCCGTATTATCACTATTCCTATTACCAAACATCGACTGTAAATTGTTAGTGGACGTATCACTAAGGGCAATAATCGTTCCTTCTGTCCCGCTGGTCTGGATGGGCCACTTGCCTATAATATCGAAAGAGGGGTCTATCTCTGCCCCTTCGTTGTTAACGCGATTTGTCAATAGCCCCATACCATGCTGAGTTGGTGAACGGGTCGGCACGGTTGAACCAAAGACACTTGGAACTCCGTTCACAATGTCTCTTGGAGGATTGCCCCCTTCCCAAAACATCCATGCGCCAACGAGTCCATCCCATGCCCACCGCCACTCAGGGGCAACGAGGCTACGGTCCACATTCCACATCGGGGGCCTAATTCCTAATACGGCACGACTCATCAGATGCTCACCCCGTCCACCCTGTAGGTCATAAGAGCGATATGAGCGTCCGTGGCACCTGTGCTTCGAGCGCGGGCAATTACAAACGGAACGCCCGAAATCGTCACCCCTGCATTCTGAGGCAAGTCTTCGGTCAGCACCGTCTCTGCCGTGATGATGAACTGAGCGATTGCCCTCATGTGGAAGATGTCGTAAGTTTCAGTTATTGTCGGCGTACCGCTTAATGCTCTTACGAGCGTTGCGGCATCGGTGGAGCTAACGTAATCTACAATCTCACGCACATCCTTGATTTCGCCACCAGTCGTCATCAGGAAATACATGCCCATGTAAAAATCGTTGGCTTCGTTATCCCCGGCAGCGAGGTCAATTACCGTGTCTGAGGTAATAGTACCGGTTATGCCGTTGTTGATTATTCTCGACCCACCAAGAATCTGAATCTCCAGGTCGTCCGCTTCACCAATCTCAGAGGCAATGCTAAACACCAAATCCACTAGTTCGCGTGGATTGAGCGAGAGAACGATAGCGTTGGTGCCGTCGTCAAACGCCTCAAAGTTGGCGTCTGTGGTGAGCAATGCCGATGTAGTTGCCGTGCCCCAAGCCATTACGGAACCGTCCTCTCGAAGCCCCAGAAGTTATACTTGCGGGGAATCGCAGCCCGCACCTGTGCCTCCATCTCCCTGAACTCAACATCTAGCCTGTCTCGCTTCGCCGCATTAGAGAGGCCAGCATCAACCTTGAAAGAGAAAGACCTTTCAACCAGAGTTCCGGCGGCGAGAGCAGTTACCTCTGTGGGATTAGATGTGCCCAATCCGGGCACAACACTTATCTTGCTCACCGAGTCATCTTCGACGATAGCTTGTGAGTAAGCCTTGCCAACAAAGTTATTCCCAGAGGGAACAACTATGTGGAAAACGACTTGAACAACCTGACCGTTATCCGATACTCCAAGAACGTGGTAATCGCTCATTTATTTAACCAACTCCACCAATCGAAGCCTTGAGTTTATTTAATCTCTTTTCTATATCGCTCTCTTCTCTTGTCTTTCGTACGATAGAGGCCGAGAGTTCGCTCTCCTTGGCTCCCAAGACATTCATTCGCTCATTGTGGGCCGCAACCTCAGCCTTCTCTTTTTCAATATATTCGGCCATCTTCTTCTGAAGCTGCGCGTCCATTTCTTTGGCTTGGGCGATGGCGCGTTCCTTCTTCTTGTTAGAGTGGTCACGCTCTTTTTGAATATTCGCCCTTACAGCGGCCATTTCCTTTTCATTGCTTTCCCGTTGGGCCTCCAGGCTATCCAGCACCCTTTTGTTCTCATCAATTAAGGCCGCTATTTCCTCGGAGTCGGCCACAAACGAAAGGCTGTAATCCATCGCATCCTTTACAACTGGCAAAAGCTCCGTCAATGCAATGACCGCACCCACAATTTCCGAATGTTTTTGTCTATACTTAGATAGTTTCATCACGCCTCCAGGTCTGCCCCAAGTACCAAGCCGCGACTATCGCCGTCGGCATAATGTGGAACGGTATGCTTACCGTAGCCGTCACAGCCACGGCCAAAAGACCCATCCACAGAACGGGCTGTATCTCATGAGACCAGCACCGCCGCGCGGTCCAGAGAATTAACATCGCCACTAGAGCAAGGCCGATAATCCCACCATTGAAAAGCGTCTCAAGGTATTCGTTATGAAACATCGTCCAGGCCGAGCCTCGGTGAAGAAATTTCCACTTGCTTCCCATCGCGCCGGGACCAAGACCAATCCATGGCGATATTTTCCAAACCCTCAGACCAGCACCCCAGATGTTGAGGCGCATAAGAGAGTGTGAGAGCGGGTCTATCTTGGTGAACCAGAACCACAGGCCTCCCACTATGGGAATTGTGCCAAGGAACCAGCGCCACGATAGCTTTCCGCTCCAAATCAGGTGAACGAACCAAAGCCCAATGATGATTAACGCTGCTCCAAGGGCCGCAGAGCTTCGACTGAGCGCAATGCCCAATCCAATCAAAAAAGAAAACGTGGCATCGAGGGTATGGTTAATTGTTAAAGCCATTGGAAGTATGAGTGCGAGAAATATTCCCACATCGGAAGGATTTGCAAATAAACCGACAACGGGTTGGGGCATGTTCATCTGAAGCTTTCCGCTCGCCTCTATCGGTATTATAATCGGGTCAATCTGATGTAACTGCATAAGCATAAAGACTACCTGTACCACCGCCGCCCAAAGGAACGCCCACTGCACCAGTCGAGCGGCTTTCTCCCCCACCCTCTGGCACGCCAGCAGCCATCCCATCCACCCCATGAGAAACAGAAGAAATACTATCGCCCACCTCGCCAACCCAAACACCCACCATTGGGCGACGATAAAGAGGCAGATGACCCCTATCCAAGGGATATGCGTCAGCATTCCCAACAGAATGATTGCAACCGATAGGCCAGCCGCAGACTTGAATGATGTAAGGGATATAGCTATTCCGCCCGGAAGGGGTTTCAGCAGGACGAAGCAAGGAATTAGGAGTGCCCCCACCACCACCCACAGTGATGGCGAGTTCGCTACCCGAATCCATTTTATTAAACGGTTTAGACATCTCATCGGGTGGAAAGAGAAGCGACCTTGATTCCGCCAAGGGGGGCTTGAAAACGAAGTCGCAGCCGCCTCTCTCTCAACCTCCTTAGAACTCCAGCACCACGATGGCAGTTAAGTCGCCGTTGTCCGGCGCAAACGCGGAGCCAGTTGTCATTACGAGGCCAATACATTCTCCAGCGGAGAAGGTATCGGTATCCTTGGCCTGGGTCGCTGAATCGTAGGTCGTTTCTGTCTCACCCGACCCCAGAAAAGCAATCAGACCAGTTTTGGTCAACGTCGAGCCACAAGTCCCCGTGCTTACATCAACGTGGGCATCACCAGCCGTCAATGCTGAACTGGATATAAATGACACCCCTATTACGCTGCCACTCCACGGGGCAACATACTCAGTTGTTCCCCCAGAAGAGGCCCCCGATTGAACAGTGCCAGCAATCGGAGCGTGGCTGTCTAGGCTGACTGCAACATCTTGGTGAGCATATACAATCGCCACCTTGTAGCCCCCAGCGGCGCTTATATCGCCCGAAATCGTCACGTTCCCTGAAGAATCGACGGCCCAGATTGACGTACCAGACGAGTTGTATTTATTTATCGTCGTGTCCGTCAGCTTCCAGGCGTTTGTGTTCGAGCCAGGATGATTGAACACCTCAATGTCAATGGCTGACACAGGCATCGCCGACGCAAGCAGGAGCGCGACTGCAAAACCGATAATTCTCTTCATCGCTTTCTCCTATTCGGGAGGGGGCGACATAAGCCGCCCCCATACCCATCGCGTTAGCTTACCTGCGCCCCGAGAATCCATCTCCAGTCGGCCCAGCCAACACTATATCTCATGTAACTGCGATATTTCGCCACAAACGTATCGAAGTCCTCGATTTGACCGAACTCCAGTGGGATACGGTCAAACCAAGTCAGCATGTCGGCCATCATCGTGGAGTCAATCAGGAACCAGTTATTGGTGTCCGTCAGGTAATTCCAGACGATGATTTTGTACTGGCCGAAGTGGACGTTTGGATTGTTCTGTGCGGTGTCCACTTTGCCCTGCGACTTGATGATTTCATACGCCGTCTCGTAGAGATTGGGCGGAATGAGAAGCGTATCCGGCACTGGGTCGGTGCGCTCGGCCTGGTCGCCACGGAAGTCCTGCATAGCGATAACGGCAGTCGTCAGGTTTGTGGCCGTCAGAGCCGTCGTCACTAAGTTGTCGAACCCCGTGGTGGTCGAAGCGCCCGAGGTGGTGGTGTGACTGTCATTGCAGAGCGACAAGCCTTCGGTGTGATTGAAGAAGAACGTATCGTTGGAGAACGCATTGTTGAAGATGCGGGCTCCGTGTGTCTCCCTCGTCCTGAAGGCCGCGCTTGCCATGCCAGCCGGTCGCGTGTTCATAATGCGATACTGGTCATCGTCGAACAGCTTTCGCTGAACCTGGGCCCCCTGAGAGAACTCAAGGTGAGTGTAAGTAACGTCGTAACCTTGACTCATGCCTTGGTACGGGACAGTCCCGAAGAACTGACCTACGTCCGGCATGGTCCCGATTTGAGAATCCTTCTCAGCCTCCTTGGTGGACGTATCGAAGCTAAACAATTCGCCCAACATGGACGGCCTGGAACCGAACCTCTCGAAGAATATCCGTCTAAAATCCGGCGCTAGAAGGTCGCCGAATTGTGCGCTAGTCATAGGGTTAGCCATGACGACCTCCTATTAGGTGATGGTCAACTGGTCCATAGCAGTTGACATGGTGAATGCGACTCGCTCTTGCCCAGCGATTTCCAAACCGTCGTACCAAAGCACAATGACTTCATCCCCGTAAGAGGTGATGTCATCGTTCGCCACGTTATTAAGGGCCTGGAAGTCAGTCGTCAGTTTGATTTTGCTGACGCTGAGAGGAAGAGCCGTATGTAGATGAACGAATGTGTCGTTAACCTCAATCGTGCTGTCAAAAGGCAGGACGACAACAAACGTCGTGGTAGTGCCGTCAGAAATCTTGCGAATCTGACCGGCGTTAGCGCCCGTGCGACAATAAAGCGAAGCGTAACCATTTCCGTAATCGGCGGTGTAACCCGTCTGGTCGTGCGTCACGGTCAACGCATTTGTGTCCTGCGTGTCGTTGATGAACACGGTCGGGTTCGTGCCTATTGTAGTGGCACCTGAGAACGGTGCCCTCCAGATTGAACCGGGGGCGTTCAGAATAACTTCGACTTCGACACCCGAACTCGCCTTGACGGTTGACACGGTTGCCGCTTCGGTAGTGACACCGATGCAGTCCTTGAGCCCATCAGCGGCAGAGGGGTCGCTAACGGCACCATGATTTGACCCGGCACCATCAACGGCGACTACCCACTGACCAGCTACAAGCGTGTCGTCAACCTGGGTTTTGATAATGTATGGGCCACCTCCGCCGAGGTTGCCTACATATTCAAAAGCCATTTAGAGTCTCCTTGTGCCCCGAGAACCTGTCAGCCAGTTGTCGGTCCCGCAGAATGGGCAAGCCGAGGACTTGGTGACGACGCTTAAAAAGAGCGTGTTTGAGTCCACGTCCGTAAAAGCCTCCGTTTTGTCACCAGCCCCGCCTCCTATCTGCTGAACCTTCGCGTCTATCTGCCAGCGACAGACCGAGCATGGAAGCCTGTTGGACTCGCCGCCCGAATCCCGTCCGGTGCGCCACTTCCGCACTATCGACGGGCCTTTTCGGGCCAAGGCGTTCCGCTAACAGTCTTGAGCGCGGCATCATGGTCCAGATACTCGCGGGCCTCTTTGTCCGTAGGGGGCCTACCCAACCTTTTGGCCATGTAAGCCGCCTGACGGTCATCTAATTGTTTAGTGGCGTCTCCCATTTCTTCCTCCGTACCGCGCCCATGCGGTGCCTCGTTGTTAGTCGCCTGCGCTTCAACGGCCCTAAGCCTCTGTTCCTCAGACAAACGAGCAGTGTCCGCAGTCGTCTGCGTTGCACGTTGGGACTTAATGTCCCGAGCTACGAGTTCAAAGGCGTTGTAAACGAGGGGCTGTCCCTGAGCATTGAAGAGGCTAGTGTATGGCCCAGCAAGGTCGTCCGTTAGCGCGGCGAATAACTGGCCATCAACCGTGTTAGGGTTTGCCATATCTGGGGCCAACTGCTTCGCCCTTTGAAATGACTCCCGCTGGAGGCGCTGCATCTCCCTCGCATCAGACTTCTCTGTGGCCTTCACCTCTGCGAGATATTCCTGATAAACCGTATCCGTTATCTCGCCTTCTTCGTGCATGCGACGCACTTCTTCAGGCGCATGCGTCTTGGGCTGTTCTTTGGGCGCGGCTTGCGCTTGTTGAAGCTGTTGTTGGAACGCCTCGGCTCTGGCATCGGCCCTAACCGTGGCGAGTTCCTGTTCCTTCAGCTTCTCTTCACGCGCTATCCAATCGGGATGTTCGTGGAAGGGAGTGAGTTTTTCCTCTTCCACGACCTCCGCCCCTACTTCCCCTTCGGGCGTGGCTGCCTCCTGTCCCGTATCTTCAGGAGGCGCGGAGTCCGGCGTTTCGGGTGGTGAATCCTCGGTGCCGGTATCCGTTTGCACCTGTTCTGTGTCTGTCATGATTGCTCCATTTTTGCCCCCCGCAAGGCACCGACAAAAAAAGACCGTCTCACCTACTGGCAGCGCCAGTCCTGTACAGGTAAGACGGCCTTGATTTCGTCGGTATTAAGTTTTTACGGTTTTACTAACTCATCCATTCGTGATAGCGTTTTTTCAATTCCCTCCTTGAAGCCTACGCTGTGCGCTAGCTCTCCATAGTTGTTTACTGAGCTTATAATATCGACCTCGCTCTGTTTTAGCAAGTCTCTGCGGATAACTCCTTGAAATACTTGAACGCTAGGATGCCTCAACCACTCCTTCAGGGCCGATTTCTGTTCGGGTTGTAGCGTTTGCACTACTTAGCCGCCCCCGCTGGTTGGTTCATTTCCTCAATCAATGCTATTCCCTTTAGGCCCTTCTCAAAGATTTCGGCCTGTTGCTTCTCTTTCTCTGAGTCGGCCCTTGCTTCCATGATTTCTGTCTGGGCCAACTTGGAAGCCATATCAACCTGTCCTTCTTGCTCTTTAAGCTGCGCCTCTCTCTCTTGTGCCCGCTGAACCATTTCCTCAACTTCGGGAGGGAGAATCTTGCTAACATCTTTATCGCCAGAGTCCCTAAGTACCTTGCGGGCCAACTCAATCATCCCAATCGGATGAATCTGCGTTAGAATCTGCCCAAGCTCTCTGAACAGCGTCAGCGAGAGGTCGAACCGAGCCAGCTTGTTCCCGCTAACAGCATCGGCCTCAATCTCAAACTTGAATTGACCCCGTATGCTATCTCGGTTAAATTCCCTTGGCGACCATTCCTCACCCTCAAGCACCGCTATTTCCATGTTGTCGGGCATATATTGCTGGTAAAGCTGGAACCTCTGAACATACATCTCTTCTATCTCATCCAAGACTAG